GGGGGCGGCGATGCCTTCCCCTCGACCGGCGGCGGAGGCGCCGGGGGCGGGGGAGGCGGCGGCGCCGGAATAGGAGCGGGGGTAGGGGGTGTGGTTGTATTTGGGTTATGGGTTCTGGGTTCTGGGTGCTTCAAGGGGGGTTCGTTTTTTGTAGGACGGCCACCTACCTCGCCCCTCGTTGCTGCAGCACGCCGGGCCGCGGCTTGCTGCTTGCGCACAGCCCCGGACGTGACGCCTCCCTTCCTGCTTTGCTCCAGGTGGAGGTTGAAGTCGGCGATCGCCTCATCCGCGGCCTGGTGGTGCCAGGCGCCATCGCTCCAGTCGAAGAAACGGCGAAGCACGGCCTTCACGGCGCGGAGCTCGTTGGGCGCATCCGGGTCGTCGGGGTCGAACATGCCGACGCTCTCCGCCACATCCTCGGCGGCGCCAGCGAACGGCGCCTCGTCGAGGTAGTAGCGATCGAGCATGCGACGGTAGGCCAGGTCCTGCATGGGTGACAGCCCGAGCGTGCGACGCGCGTAGTCGCCTGGGTTCCAGTTGTAGTGATGCACTTCAGACCGGAGCCGCAGTGCCGAAGCGATACAGGTTGACCAGGCGGCGATTGGCGCTCGGGAGCTTGCTGCGAACGTGGCCCTCCGCGTAGAAGCCGAGCGGCCGGTTCTTCACGTTGGTGGCGAACGTGCCCCACGAGTTGACGTGCCGCGGCACAGACTTCGCCTCCTGGCGGAACTCGTCGAGCGTGAAGGTCTGCACGCCCTCGCTCCGCTTGCGCTCCAGCCAGAGCTCGAACTCGACCATCACGGTCTCGTGGAACGGGACATCGACGGCGAGCCCCAGCTGGTGCTCGTCGCGGCGCTTCTTCTGCCGGCGGCCGGCGTGCTTGGCATACGTGTGCGGGCGGGTCATTTGCTTCGCTCCTTCATGCGCTTTTCGCGCTCCTGTTTTACCCATGCGGGCAGATTCCGCCAGCCGGGCTCGTTGCCAGCTTGGCGCGTTGCTTCGCTATCGACGTAGGCCTCCCAGGCCTCCGCCACTTTGTCATCGGCGATCGCCCGGAACGAATCCGAGAGCTCGACCAGGTACAGCACGCGATCGCGCTGACGCGGGCCTGGTTCGGGCAGATCAGCCACCGGCGTCTCCGCGCACTTCCTTGGCGATGCTCTCGGCCGCCTTCGCCGCGGCGTGCAGCGTCGTCACCAGGCTGTCGAGGCCGCCCCACCGCCCCATCGCGTTGGACTTGAGCGCGAACTTCAGCGCCGCCGCCTGTTCGTCGGCCGGCTTCCAGCCCAGGAGGTCGATGCCGGTCTCCCTTTCCACCAGGGAGAGCTTTTCGGTCAGCTTCTGGAGCTCCTCGGCGGGCCGGCCCATGCTGGCCATCGCCTCTTTCTTCAGCTTCTCGCGATGCTCGGCGAGGTGAGTGGCGACGCGGCGGGCCACCTCGGCGTCGAGGTCGCGGATCGGCTTGCGCAGCATGGCCCCGAGGAAGGTTTTCGTCACCGCAACAGGCTCGAGTTTGGGCGCCGGCTTCAGTACGCGGGTCTTCACGCCGTTGAATTCCATGAAGCCCCAGTTCGTCGGTATCTCGTCGAGCTTGGCCACGCCAGGCGAAGCGAGGAGCCACCAGCGATCCATGTACTTCATCACGGGCCAGGCCTTCTCGGGCTGCTTGAGCTCGCGCAGCCAGTCGGAGCGCGCGGTCTTCACCTCGTACCCGTTGAGGTCCATGCCTCGCGAGGGCCAGAGGTTGAGCACCACGATGTCAGCGGCGCGCGTGGCGTTCGTGCCGGTGCCGCTCGACACCTCGAACATGCACGCATAGCCGTTCGCCTCGCTGTACACCTGACTCATGTAGGCGCACACGTCTCGCGTGCTGACCTTCGCCGGCGACGCTTCAGGTAAGAGGGGGAGGTTTTCTGCGGTCACGATGCGACTTTCTCTGCGGTGGTGGTTAGGAAGCTCACAGTCAGATCGAAGGCGCCGTGAGCGACGACGCCGGACGAATCGACATAGCGGACGGTGGCCATAGGGCGCTGGGTCTCCTTGCATGTCCAAAGGCCGCAAACCTGTATCACGGCGCCACTCTTGAGGCGCCACCAGTTCCCGGTGTGAACGCGGTCGGCTCGACGGATCACGTCAGCTGCGCGACTTCTTCGGTGTTGCTGGCTTCGCGACGGCGGCCTTCAGTTTGTCGAAGGTGCCGAGGGTCGGCGTACCACCAGCGCGCACTCGCATCACGGTGCGCAGGGGCACGCGGTTTTCGACGGCGAACTGGTACACGTTCGGGAGCTTTTTGAGGGCGTCCTGAAGCTGCTTGAGGGTCATGGGTGCTTGGTTCATGTGCGAATTGTGCCACGCTTGGCGCGCCGAAGATTGCACCATGTCGCAAAATTCGTTTACTATCCGCTCCGTCACGATGTGTTGACGCTCCAGAAAAGGTTCTGCCATGCAGAAGTCTCCCGCCGCAGTCCGCGGCTCCTTGGTCCTCTCCCCGGACCTGTTCGCTCCGACCATCGAGGTCGATGCCCGCGGCAAGGTGAACACAGGCAAGGTCGTCATCGGCCTGACCTACACCCCGAAGCCGCCGAACCCCCGCATGTCGATCGCCGGCATGCATCTGCAAACCAACATGCTCGACTTCGGCCTCCCGGTGCCGGCCGAGCGCACCTGGCCGCCGGCGCAAACCAAGCTCGGCCGCCTCGTGCGTTGGTTCTGGCGCTCGTTCTGCTGAGCCGCCCCTTTTTCTTCCACCACTCGGAGCTTTCATGCCCACCAAAAAGAAGACGGCGAAGCCGTCGATTCATGAATATCTGCTCGCGCAGATTCCCAAGGTCCTCGGGATGTTCGAGGGCCGCATGACGCCGGCGCGCCTGGCATCGAACCTCGGCGATCCTGAAAAGCCAGGATCGCTCATCGACCAGGCGCACGTTGACAAGGCCACGGCCGAGCTCCTGGAGGCCGGCGTGCTGGTGATGGACTCGCGCAGCCTGGCGCTCAAGGAGCGCGAGGGCGACATCGAGGTGCTGCCACGCGCCGAGCCGGAGCCCGAAACCACCGCGGTCGCCGTGCGCACGCCCGAGCAAATCGCCGAGGCTAACTTCAAGGAGGCCATGGAGCGCGCCGAGCTCGTGAAGAAGACTTACGAGAACGCGAAGCTCGACTTCACCACCGAAGCCGGCCAGAAGGCCGCCAGCGAAGGCGCCCGCCAGCTGGTGGCGATCCGCGTCCGCATCAACGACATGCGCCTGGGCTTCAACGAATCGGCGCGCGCCGAGATAAAGGCCAATGACGCGAAGGCGAAGGCGATCACTGACATGCTGGCGCCCGTCGAGGCGCGCATCGCAGGCGAGGTGCAGGCCTGGCGCGACATTGAAAAGGAAAAGGCCGAGGCGAAGAAAAAGGCCGCCGAGGAGGAGCGCATGCGCATCGAGCGCGCGGTGGCCGCGATCCGCGATCCGCTCATGCGCACCGATGGCATGAGTGCCGATGACCTGGCCGCCCTGCTGCAGGACATCACGAACCAGGTGCCGCAGGCCGCCGACTTCGGCGATCGCTTCGGCGAGGCGACGATGGCTCACGACTACGTGCTGCGCACGCTGGAGGAGCGCCGCGCCGAAGCAGAGCGGCGCGAAGAAGCGGCCGCGCAGGAGCACGCCACCAGCCTCATGAATGGCATGCGCGGCATCGTCCAGCGCGCGATCGCCGCCGACTCGGCCAAGATCGCCGGCCTCATCGGCGAATTGAGCGTGTTCGAGAAAGCGAACTTCGAGCCGCTGCACGATGAAGGCGTGGCGCTGTACGACCGCCTCATGGTGAGCCTGCGCACCGCGAAGGCCCAGGCCGACCAGGCCGCCGAGCACGAAAAGCAGCGCGAGCTCGACGCGCAAGCCGAGCGCGATCGCCAGGCGCTCGATGCGAAGGTCACGTCGCTCATCACGCGCATCAACACGCTCACGGTCCAGGCGGGCCGCGGCTCGGTGGCGGATGTTGATGCGGTGATTGGCCAGGTGGAATCGATCACGCTCGACCCGATCGATAACGTGGGCCTGCAAGGCAGTTTCAACCAGGCCAAGGAAAGCGCCGCCGAGCTCCTGAAGACGATGCGCACCATGGCCGAGGATCGTGAGCGCGCACAGCGTGAGAACGAAGAACGCCTGAAGCAGGCGCGCGACGACAAGGCCGAACAGGACCGCAAGGATGAAGCCGAGCGCCGGCGCGTGGGCCTGGTGGACACCACTTTCTCCGGCATCGCATCGGCCACCTCTCTCGGCGTGGAGCCGAGCGTCGAGCGTGTTCAGTCCGCGATCGACTGGCTCGACGTGCTGACGTTCGTTCCCGATGTGTTCCTCGATCGCTTCGAGGAAGCCAACAAGGCGCGCGACGCAGCGCTGGCCGCAGTTCGTGCAGAAATGGCGCCAGCACAGGAGCGCGCCCGCCTGGCCGCCGAAGCCGAGAAAAAGCGCGTGGACGACCAGCGCAAGGCCGACGCAAAGAGCGCGCTGGACAACCGCGTGCTGGATAACGCCGGCGCGATCTACACGCTCCTCACGGCCTTCGCATCGGCCGCGCTCGAACGCTCTCTGCCCGAACAGGCAACGATCGACGCGGCCGTGAATTTGATCGGCTCGATCGAAGACCCGACCCTCTGAATTCCCCTCCACCACTCTGAAAGCGAGACCATGACCAAAGAGCAAAACATCGACCCCGCAATGGGTCACGAGTACGGCAAGCCGGGCGTGTATGACGGCATCAAGATCGAGCACTACCACGGCAGCAATGGCCTCTCGAAGACCGGCCTCGACCTCCTGGCGCGCAGCCCGTCGCACTACTACTCCATGAAGAAGGACCCGGCCAGGCCGCCCGAGGTGGAGAAGGCGAGTCACACGCAAGGCAACCTCCTGCACTGTGTCGTCCTGGAGCCGGGTGAGTTCCCGAAGCGCTACGCAACCCTTCCCGCGGACGCCCCGAAGCGCCCCACGGAATCGCAATGGAACGCGGCGAAGCCGAGCCCCAAGAGCATCGCCGACATGACCTGGTGGACCGACTTTGGCGAGCGCAATGCTGGCAAGACCATCATCCCGCTCGCGCAGATGGATGCCGCGCAGCGCATGCGCGACAGCATCATGCGCATCCCCGATGCGCGCGATCTGTTCGCGAAGGGCAAGGCCGAACAGTCGGCGTATGCGATCGACGAGGAAACCGGCGTGCTGCTCAAGTGCCGCCCCGACTGGAACCACCCGGTCGGCAAAAACTCGGTGATCCTGGCGGACGTGAAGGGCTACAGCGATGCCCGCGAGAGCATGTTCGCGCTGCAGGCCGCTCGCATGTCGTATGACGTGCAGGACGTGTTTTATACGGACGTGTGGACCAAGGCCGCCGGCGTCGAGGTGCTCGACTTCATCTTTGTGGTGGTCGAGGACAAGTGGCCATTCGCTGCAAACCTCATCACGATCACGCCCGAGGATCGCGAGGTCGCGCGCCGTCAATACAAGCCCCTGGTGAAGACCTACGCCCAGTGCCTGGCATCCGGCGAATGGCCTGGCTTCCCCACCGGCGTGAAGACGGTGAAGCTGCCCTCGTGGAAGGCGCGCTCGATCGAGGCGCTCCTCGACGAAGACGAACAACAAGAGGGGGCGCCTGAGTGAGGCAAGCCTCCGCATCAATGCTGGAGACGCTGATGCGCGCCGCATCGGAACGCCCTCGCGACATCGAGGATTCCTATGCGGCGATCCAAGCGGCCGTCCAGGACGTGACGCTGTGCCAGGCTGGCACGTTCGTCTATCGCGACAGCGATGGCGAGCTCGTGGTGGCACCTGGCATCCGCCTTGTCGAGGCAATGTTCCAGGCCTGGGGCAACGTCAGCGCCGGCGTCGAGGTCATCCAGGCGACGCAGACCTACTCCGATGTTCGATCGTTCGCGGTGGACCTGGAGACGCTGCATAACGACGAGCGCGTGGTGCAGGTTCGGCACGTCACCGACAAGGGCTTCGCGCTGGTCGATCAGCGTGACGTGCACGAAATCGTCATGGGCACAGGCGTGAAGAACAAGCGCGGCTGCATGCTGGCCATCCTGCCGGGCGACTACGTGCGGCAGACGCTGGCCTGGGTCAACGAGACGCTGGAGGGCGAGTGGGAGCTCACGGATGCGGCGATCGACGCGGTGGTGCAGCGCCTGGCAAAGCACCTGGTCGGCAAGCAGCACATCGAGGCGTTCCTCGGGCACTCCGTCGAGTCGATGGCGACGCCCGACCTGGTGAAGCTGCTGCGCATCGCAAACTCGCTCGACGAGCGCGCGACGCGGCCGTGGGACTGGTTCGCCATCGAGCGCCCGAAGAAGCCCGGCCGTTCGCGATCGCTGCACGAGATTGCCGCCGCCGGCGACGTGGAGAGCGAGGTGGACTTCTACGGCCGCAACCCGAGCATGGACGGCCTGGTCCCCGCGCCGGTGAAGCTGAAACCGTTCGAGGTCCTGGTGGCCCGCATCCGCGAAGCGAAGGACCGCACCGGTCTCGAAGCCGCGGCCAACCTGATACCGGCCTTCGCTGACGCCGGCGAGCGGAACACGCTCGAAAGTGCAGTGACCGACCAACAACGGCTATTGAAAGGAAAGAAGCAATGACCCCCAAGCAACGCGAAGCGATGCGCATGCCCACCAACGTGCGCACTGCAATGGAAGGCCTCGGCGCCGATCCGAAGATTTACGAGGATGCCATCGACAAGGCCCTGGCCGAAGGCGCCACCGAATCGGCCGCGCGAATGGCGGCCATGAACGCCATGGTCAATGCGCTCCCCAAGGAGCACGCGATCGGCATGCTCGGCGCACTGTCGAAGGAACTGGGCATCCCGGCCATTTCCTTGAAGCTGTCCGGCAGCACGAGCGACATGCTCACCTCCCTCCTCGGCAAGCGCGACCACGCCCCGGCGTCGAGCTCCGACGAGTTCGCGCCGGCGTCGGCAGAACAGGCCTCCTTGCTGACGAATGCGTCATACCAGCCGAGCGTCGGCGACGTGGTGAAGTGGCGCGACGGCATGCGCAATCTCACGATGCCGGCCTACGGGCAGGAGTTCATCGTCTCGGATGTCTTCGAGGCGCGGCGCACGCCCAACGGCCGCTATGACATGGCCACGGCGATCTATCGGCCGTGCGACGCCGACGAGTGCGCTGGCGGCCATCTGGAGGAGCTTCTGGTGGACAGCCGCCGCGTCGATTTCGTGCGCCGGGCCACTCCGTCGAAAAAGGCCGAGCGCCAGCGCACGCCCTTCACCCCGTAACCCAATCTGCTGCGCATGCAGCGATCCGCGGCCAGGGCGGTCCCCTGGCATTTTTGAAACCTGAACCGAAAGTCACCATCATGAAGAAGACCATCACTTCCCTCGCCGCAGCCTTCGCACTCCTGGCGATCGCCGGCGCGGCCAGCGCCACCACGCCGACCGGCCAGGCCGGCGCGCAGTCGGCGTCGAGCGTCACCGTGTTCTCGGGCACGGCCGGCGGCTCGTCGATCAGCGGCGCAATCAACCACCAGACCGCGAACGTGGCACCCGCCACCAGCACCGGCGCGGCCGGTACGTTCCTGGGGCAGTCCGCCGGAGCGGCTGGCGTGTCGGGCGGCGTGAGCACCTCGACGTTTTCCGCCGCCGGCAACCTGAGCACCGGCGCCGGCACGGGCAGCGCCAGCGCCTCGGGCCTGTCGGTTGCGGGTGTTGCGAAGGAGAACGGCTACAGCACGCAGAACGCCGTCAGCGGCACCGTGAAGGGCAACGCCGAGACGGTCAGCGGCTCGGCAGCTGACGCGGGCCGCAACGGCGCCGCGCTGGTGTCGGCCGATGCCGGCGCGCAGTTCGCCGCCACGGCCAGCAGCAGCCGCACGGGCATTTTCAGCACCACGCGCACCGCCACCACCACGGCGGCCGCTACGGCCAACACCAGCCAGCCCACGACGCTGACCTGGGGTTCGGGTTCGACCGGCGTGCTGAACGAGGCAGCTGCGAACGCCAGCGCCACCTCGAAGTCGGGTTCGGTCACCTCCACGAACTAAGCACCACCGAAGGCTCCAGGGCGATCGACGCAAGAGGCGCGATCGCCCTCCACCACCACACCACCACCGAAAGAAACTCATGTTCCGCAACATCATCCTTCTGGCCGCACTGGCCATCGCCCTCCCTGCGATCGCGCAGCCTATCGCCGCCGGCGCAGACTCGCGCGCCGGCGCCGCTGCCACGCTCGGCGACGTGACGACCTCCACCACCGTCAACCTGCCGGCGTCGCTCCCTGCCCCTGCTTCCCAGGAGGTCCGCCACAAGGGTCTCCCGATCAATTCGGCGGCCCCTGCATGGGCCACGCAGCCCGTGTGGAAGTGCACGGGCGCGGGCGATGCCGGCTCGTTCCAGATCAAGGACCTCGGCGTGGCGCTCTCCCTCGGGGGCAATGACAAGAACATCTGCGGTGACGAATTCCGCATCGCCGTTGCGCTGAACGTCATTCGCCTGCGCATCGCCGGCGACGAGGGCTATGACGCCGCCCGCACCATCGCCTGCAACGACGACACCATTGCCAATGCCTTCGAGGGCACGCTCGACCAGTGCGATGCGCCGAAGACGAAGGCGACGCGCGAGGCCCGCTGGGCGCGTGAACGCTCTGCAGCTGCTGCATCGGGTCGCCCGGTCAGCGTGGCAGCGCCTGCGGCCCGTCCGATGCCCTGGCAGGCTGGCGGCTGATGTCCACGGCCTTCACCAAGGCCAATACCCCGGCCGTGCTCCCCGAGCGGGCCGAGGGTTGGACCAAGCGCATGGGCATGCACCTGAACCTCGGGCGGGCGAAGGCCGCGAGCTACAGCGTGCGCGACGACCAGGGGCGGCCCATGCCCATCAGCTACGCTTACCGCGTCCGCGACAAAGACCCGAAAGCGAACTACCAGGGCTTCTTCCTGGAGGGCCACGAGGGCGTCATGACGTGGGCCGAGCTCCGCGCCGCGTGGCCGGCCTTTTATTCAACCCTTCCCGACTGAGCACCATGCGCAAATCCTTCTCTCACGTCGCCGCCGCTGCGGCCGCCCTGGCCGGCAGTACCGCGCCCGCCACTCCTGTCACCGCGATCGACTCCACGCCGCCGCCCGCTGGTCGGCTCACGCGCGAGGAGTTCGAGGCGCACATGAAGAACAAACTCAGGGAGTCGCAGATCGCCGACAAACTCGAGTTTTGGCATGGCCAGGCCATGCTCCACCTGGCGGCGGCCGAGGTGCCCGCCGAGGAGGCCTTCGAGCTCGCGATGCGCCTGGCCGAAAAGGCCTGCACCTTCCGCGAGTGGGAGCTCTGGCCGACGCCCGAAGACGTGGTGGCCAAGCACCTGAAGGACGGCCCGAAGTGAAGGCGATCGCCGGCTGGCTCATGGTCATCCTGGCCACGGCCGTGCTGGCGACGTGCCAGGCGTTCACCGGCGGCGGCTGGTACTGGTGAGCCATGTTCTGTTTCGTCCAGATCGCCATCGCAGAGGCCCTCGCGCGAGCGCAGCTTCAGCAGGCGGCGGCCGAGCGTCAGATGGCCGAAGTGAAGGCCAAGCAGGAGGCGCTCATGCGGCAGGCGCGCCGCGTCGGTGCGATCGACGTGGAGGCCAGGTGGGTCGAGGATGCGCCGGCATTGCCACCGCCGGACCCTCCTGCATAATCGCCGCGTGGCGTTAGCTCAGTGGTAGAGCCCCAGGTTGTGATCCTGGTGGTCGTTGGTTCAAGTCCAACACGTCACCCCAGATACACACCCCGAAGGGGCTCAACCGTGATACGAGCACGGATCGAAAGTCGTGGCGCCAGGAAGTTGTGAGGGACAACCTGGCCGAGTCTGAATGCAGAGCCTGCCCCACTCGATGCCCCGCATTTATGCCAACAGAAAGGGCTCCCTCGGGAGCCCTTTTTCATTGCGCGATCGCCACCTGGATCGGAGGATCGAGCGCTGACTCGAACCAGGTGCCATCGTCGAGCGCCACCAGGGCCATCACCTTGCGGACGTTGAAGGCGTCGGCCCGGCAGGAGCGATAGGCGACGTTGATGCTGTCGGCGAGCCCTGCATCCGCATCGCTCTCTGTAATTGCCTGTTCGTGAAGTAGCCGGGCTCGACTGGCTCCGTCTTCTGCACCACGGTCGGCACTGGCGACAGCTGCACTTTGTTGGGCTGCACCACCGCTCCCACGTCCGGGTCCTTGGGCTGCATCGCGCAGCCTGGAATCAGCACGAAAGCGACGAAGTTGATCGCCTGCATCACCAACCACTTTTTGGTCCAAGACATCTTGTTTCTCCCGTTGAAGGTAGAGCTCGTCGATCTTTCGGTTCTGCGCCAGAACGCTCGCATTGGCAGTTCGTAGCTCGTCGGCCGCTTGCTTTTTGTTGCGTTTGATGTCCTCCGCCAGGCCGTTGGCTCGGGCTTCCGCAACCTGCTGGTTCACCACCGCCAGGCGCGCCTTGTAGAGGAAAAGGGCCGAGAGGCCCGCCAAGATCACGCAAGCGCCGATGAGCACCCAGATGATTGCATTCTTAATTGCATCGGTGATGCCAGTCATGACGCCTCCTTCGAGGTTGAATTGTTGGTTTTGGTAACGGCCTTTTGGCTGACGTTGGCCAGGCCGAACAGGCCCATCGCCGAGCCCCAGGCGGTCAACATGCCGGCCTGGTCAAGGAGGTTGAGGGCGCGCAGCGCGGTCGCCGCGAGCACGATGAAGGCCGCGATCAGGAACTTGCGGCCTAGGAGCGCCAGCAGGCGCGTGCGGAGGTCGTCGGTCACGGCGCCACGCCCTCGCTGAAGTGGCCGTCACGCCCCCACTCGGCACAGAGCTCCTGGGTCGTGCCGCGGCGCCCGACCAGGCCCTCCAGGCGCGTCTTCACGCCGCGCACCGTGCCCATCACCCACCGGGACATCTGCATGCACGCGGCGGCCAGGTGGCCAGCATTGGCCTCCTTCATGATGGTGGTGTCGGGATCCAGCGCGCTGGGGACGTTGAAGGCCACGTCGATGAAGCTGGCCCGCACCCAGACGTTGTAGGAGTCCCAGTACCGCAGGCGCGCCTTGGCCAGCTTCTCGGCCGCCAGGTAGTGGGGCAGTTCGATGCGCTTGCAGTCCTCCGGCGTGTAGTACCGGCCCGCGACGACATCGGGCCCGGTGATGCCGTTGCAGACCGTCAGCGGCTGGCCCTTGCCCAGCTTGTCCACGTAGGGGATGCCGATGTGCCGGCCGCTGCTCTCGTAGTAGGCGCCGACCTCCATGGCCAGGAGCACCTCCTCGGAGGGCGCCGTCTTGCCGGCGAAGTAGGCCCCGCCGCCCCCGGCCGCCAGCGCGGCGGCCACGGCCAGGAGCTTGGCCCGCAGCGCCGGCGGGACCCGGCTGGTTTGTTGGTCGCTCATAGTTCGGTGTCCTGTTCCTGCGCTCGGCGCTGAATGGCGATCTGCCGCTTCTCCGCGGGCGTGAGCTCGAATTCGCGATCGGGCTTTACGAGCCAAGGAAGCCAGCCCTTGCGCAAGCACAGGGGCCGCCAGACCTTCTTCCAGAACCACTCGGTCACCAGGCAGAGCGAGTAGATCGCCGCCGCGAACGAGGCGATGTTTGGCCAGGTGAAATCGAGGAGGGCCACCTTCAGCGACGCCGAGGTGGTGATGACGGTATCCGACACCTGGGAGGTGACGGCGGCGCCGATCGCAGTGACGGCTTTGGCGGCTGGCATGGAAATCCGGTCATCCATGCTGCGCCCCTTGAGTGGTGTGGTTCACGAGTCGATCCTTTGTGGTGGGGGTCGGCCCGGCGGCGTGTGTGGCCCGGATTATGGGCGACGGGCTCGGATCGAGCCAGATGTGCGATGCGTCCTACAAATATCGAAGACCCCTTCAACACCCGTTGAAGCCCCCTTCAAGGGGCGTTCGCCCAAAAACAAAGCCCCCCAGGCGTGAACCTGGAGGGCTTCGGGTGCCCGCTTGCGCGGGTGTCAGGGCGGAGGGAGGAGGTCGCCAGTGTATCAGCGGCCGGCCGCCGAAGCGCGCACTCGCTCGCCGAGCGTCGGCTTCCGGCGGGCCTTCTCCTCCTGCTCGATCGACTCGTTCAAGTCCTTCTGCCAAACATAGCGCTCGGCGTCGAGCTCCTTCAGGCGCGCCGGATCGGTGGTCTCCTTGACCTCCTTGGTCAGCTTGTTCACGGCCCGCTGTGCCCGGTTGCCGAAGCGGATCGCGTCGGCCTCGGGCTTCGCCTGGAGCCGGTCCATCAAGTCGGGGAGGTCGGCGGCCTTGGCGGCCTTGATTTCGCCCTCCAGCTTCTCCAGCTTGTTCACGTTGTTGAAGTACTTGCTTCGCTGAACCTGCTGGTCATCGACCTTGCCATACCACCGGTTCATCACCGGGATCGAGTTCTCCGGGACCTCCTGGCCGGCGAGCTTGGCCGCCGAGAGGTTGATGAGCCGCTCGGTCTCGCGCAGCACGCCGCCGCCCAGGACCTGGGCGATGTACCGGTAGCGCTCGGGCGTCCAGGAAATGCCGCCCTGCGTGACATCGGTGCCGAAGTCGAGGTCGGCGTTCGGCGTCATGGCGTTGATGGCCTTGCTGATGCCGAGGTAGGCCTGGCCGGTCAGCGTGCGCCGCGTGGCCTCGCGCGTCCGTGCAGCGCCTGGTCGAGGATCGCGATCGCCGCGCTCCTGCTGCTCGATCGGCACGCCGGCGAAGTTTCGGTTCGAGGCGAGCTCCACGAGCGGGTCGAGCACCGTGGGGAGGACCGTCTTCAGCGCGCCGTCCGTGGTGAAGACGTTGCCGCCGCCCAGCGGGTTGAAGGCGCCGGCGATTTCGCCCAGTGCAGACCAGGCCTTGAGGCCCAGCTTCTTGGGCTGGAGCTCGCTGAGCGCCATTTCCGTCAGCACGCGGCCGGTGTTGGGCAGGACGTGCAGGCCCAGCGGCAGGGGGATTGCGATGTAGCGCTTGCCCTCGCCTGGCAGAGGAATGATGAGCGCCCGAGCCTTCACAAACTCGGGGAGGTCGTCGTCATCGAAGCCGGCCGCGGCGAGCATGAGGCCTTGCAGCACGCCCAGCGCGAAGCCGCCGGCGATGATGCGCGGCCCAGCCGGTCCACGCAGCGCCCGCATCGTCCGCTCGGTGCCCTGGAGTGCGGCGTTGAAGAAGGCGTAGAGCGGGCCGACCGTGCGGCCAGTGCGGCCCTTGCGGTTGAAGTCCACCGTCAATTCGCGGCCCAGGCGCGCGGCCTGCGGCTTGCTCATTCCCTTGTCCAGCGCGGCCGCGTAGGCCGACAGGCGCACGGCGTTCTCCATGATGTCGTTGAAGCCAGACAGGAGGTTGATGAGCATGCGGCCGACGCGCCGCGGATCCATCGGGCCCCTCGACATGATCTTCAGCTGGCGCTCGACCTCCTTGGCCCGCTTCTCGCCGTTCTCGAACATCGCCGTAAAACCGGTCTTTCCGCCCTCGGCCATGAACTGGTCGAACAGGCGAGACCACTTGCCCGCATCCTCGCGGCCGGTCAGGTGGTGGAAGATGCCGCGCATCGCACCAGGGATACCGGCCATGACGCGGAGCTTCTCGTGGCGGAGCTCGGTGTTCGTCAGGTGGACCAGGCCGCCGCTCGTGTCGCGCCAGAAATTGACGATGCCGAAAGCCGGGTTGTATTGCGTATTCACCGCGGCCAGCCAGCGCGTCGCACGGCCGACGATCGAGCCCGCCACGTCATAGTCGTTGAGGAGAGAGTCGGCGCCCTTCATCGCGGCCGCCATGCGCTTCGCACGTTCGTCCTCGACGTTCAACATCAAGACTCGAGACTCTCCTTTGATCTTGAGCGTGATCGCGCCCGGCATCATCGCGTACATGGGATTGGTCTTCGTCGTGACGCGGTTGGTCACGGGGTCCACGTCCGTCACGCTCGGCAGGCCCTGGTGCCCGGCCTCCGCCACCAGCGGGTCGATGCCCATGCGCTCCAGGTCGGCCTTGATGTCCTCCGCCTGGCTGTCGGGTCGGATGGTCGCCCAGAAGCTCGGGTTCGGATTCGACAGGGCCAGGCCGTAGAGCGCCACCGCGATGCGGTTCTTCTCGCCGCGCACGATCGCCGCCTCGCGCTGCTGCAGCACCTGGGCCACGATGTTGATGGCCTGCTTTTCCGAGCCCGTGGCCCTCTTGTGGATGACCAGGCGATTGAAGTCCACGTCTTCGCGGAACATGGGCACGTAGTGCTTGTAAGCGCCCTCCCAGGCCGCGATCGTGTCGCCATCTTCCAGGCCGTCGAGCACCAGGCGGGCACGCGTGCCGGCCGTGATCTTGTCGATCATCGCGCCCATGCGATCGAGCACGGCGCGGCGATCGGCCGGGATGTCGGCCAGGTACTTGTTGGCCGCGGCTGTGGTCAGAAGCAGGCCCTTCGAGTTCGAGCCGGCGCCACCGTCCGGCATGAGCGGGTTGATCTTGGCGATCTGCTTGTTCCGCTCGGGCGCGGCGCGCGCATGCAGGTAGTCGCCGAGCTCCACCTGGTCCACGCCGGCGTCGCGCATGGCCTTCAGCAGTGGCTCGACTTCGTGCTTCACAAAGTCCTCGGACTTCTTGGCCACGCGGCCGGCGTAGAGGGTCTCCGCCAGGCGGGCGTTGAACTGGTCCTCGATCTGGTCCTGCGTGTCGCGCTCGATCGCTTCTTGGACGCGCTTCAGGTCCACCTTGCCGTCCTGCCACTCGTAGATCAGGTTATCGATGCGACTGCGGCCCGGCGCCGCCCATGGGCGATCGATGACTTCAGCGGCCACATCGGTCGGGACGTGACCGTGGCCCATGCGGTCATTGGCCACGTCGAGGATGTCGATGATCTTGTTCGCGCGCTCGATGGCCTTGCGCCCTTCGGCCGAGGTGCGCGGCGTGCCGCCCTCGCCTTCGGTGGTATGCCCTTCGGCCACCTGGAGGAGCTCGTCGCGCAAGCGTTCGGCTGCCAGGTCGAGCGGCAGGGTCTTCACCTCCTCATTGATGGCCTGGCCCGTGCGATCGGCCACGCGCAGCATGTCGTCGAGTGCCTGCGCCGTGATCGCCGAGTCGGCGGACGCGCGCAGCTGGCGATATTCGGCAATGCCGGCGTCGTCCATCTTGAACAGGCGGCGGAGCTCGTCGTCGCGCCAGACCAGGCCGGGCGACTCAAACTGCTTGCGGAATCGGTTGTTGATCGCGCCCTCGTAGATGTCGAGCTTCGACTCGCGCCAGCGCTTCAGCTGGTCGGCGGTGATGGTGCCGGTGCGCAGCAGCATTTCCGCGCGCTCGTCGGTCCCGATGGCCTCGTAGGCCTTCTTCTGCTCGGCCAGCTTCACGGGCTTGCCACTCTGGTCTCGGGTCCACGCGATCGAGCCGCCGAAGATGGCTTTCGCCAGGTTCGGCTTGGGCTGCTGCGATGGCGCCGGCGCCGCGGCACTGAGCCGGATGTCGGCGCTCGACGGGTCGAAGGCGCCGCCGTTGCCGGTGGCGCTCTTGATCTGCGAAGGCTCCAGCGCGATCCAGGCCGCCTGGTTGTCGAATTCGGTGGAGCCCTCGTTCCCGCTGGCCTCGATCTTGATGCCGTCCTTGCCCATGTCGGTGAGCCACTTGCGGTAAGCATCGACCTCGGCCGTGCCGATCGTCCGTCCATCGTCCTTGCCGTTCTGCAGAAGGCGCGCACGGCGCTGCAGCAGCTGGAAGGTTGTCACCTGCGGATTCTTGATGGCCAGATAGACCGGGTAGATCGCGCTGCCCTCATGGTTGCCCGAGTACATGGCTGCGCCGCCTTCGCCGGGGTTGGTGCTGAACCAGCTGCCCACGGTGTCGAGCGATGGCGCCCGGAATTTCGTAGTGAACATCCGATCGAACGCCGTGATGTCGCCCATCCCTGGAGCCTTGGCGCCGTCGCGCACGATGGTCCCGTGGTAGACCACGGCCGGCGCGCCGGAGTCGTCCACCACCTTCGAGTCACCGAACCAGCGTTTGAATGCCGGCGTGTCGGTCTGCTTCTGGGTCGCGGCGCTCATGCTCTCGCCGGCGGCGGTGGCCAGGCCAGTGCGCGATCGCGCCTGCTCGCTGAATGCCCGCATGCCGGCGATGACCACGCGGCGGGCCTCCTGTACGTCCTTCAGGAGCGCGTCGGTGCCCAGCGGGCTCGTGTTGGCCAGCTTCGCGATGATGCGATCCAGGAAGCGCACCACGGCGTCGGCCACGCGGCGGAACAGGCCGCGGTTGTCGGCGGCCAGGCCGGCCCAAAACTCGGGGCTGACAAAGTTGTCGCCCACGATGTCGGCATAGAGCTCCTCGCGCAGCTTCGAGCCCTCGGGCGCCTCGCGGCCGATCGCGTCATATTTCGCCTTCAGGTCCCGGTAGAAGTCGGTCGTCTTGTCGTTGGTCAACTGGTTGAGCCGGTGCTCCATGGCCGCGTACAGGTGCGGCGCCTCGCGTCGCAGCGAGTGCAGCAGTTCATGCCCCAGGATGGCCAGGTGCGGCTTGCTGCTGTCCACGCGGATGAACACCGTGCCAGGCACCGAAGCCGACATGGCGCCATTGAAGACGGCCGGGCCGTTGAAGCGCACGAACACCACGTCATGACCGAAAAGTCGCTTCGCGGCCAGGCGAACGGCCGCGAGCGATTTGCCGGCGTCGGTGCTGTCGTTGGGCTCCACGGCCTGGAAGCTGATGAAGCCCTCCTGGCTGGCCTTCAGGTTGTCCAGCAGGCGCGCGGCCTTGCGGTCGTGCTCGGCGCTGGCCGGCTTCGTCTGCACGGCCGCGCCGGCGCCCTCTGCGGTGCGCATCGGATCGGCGGCGCTAAAAAGCTCGGTAGTGCCTCGGTCGGTCTCGCGCGATTCGATCGTGTCGAAGAACTTGTCGAAGGCCTCGCGCACGGCCGGCAGTTCGTCGGCGAGCGGGTAGGGGTAGCTCGGCTCCTCGTTGAGTACCCACTCCATCGACGGGACCACGTTGGCCAGGTAGTCGTTGCTGAAATTCTGGTCGTTGAGCTTGGCGATCACATAGCTCTCGAACGCTCGCGCAGAGAGCTCGTGCTCGGTGGACCAGTAGGGCTTCGAGCGGCGCTTGTCGAGCGCCTTCGATCGCGCAGTCATCGGGATGTTTGCCAGCGTGCGCTTGATCTGCGCGAACGCCGCGCGCATCTGGGGCCGCACGTCGCCCACGCCGTCAGGCGTCGCCGAGAGGTAGCGGCCGCTGCCGTCCTTCTTCCCGAAGTAGTTGTCGAGCGCGTGCCACCACTCATGTGCGAGCGAGCCAGCGCCGGCGTTCTTCGTCAGGTTGATGACCACTTGGCCAGGCTCGTAATGCGCCGCGGCCGCGTCCTTGCCGCCGGAGCCTCGCGCACCGAAGGCCAGGCCCAGCTTGCCGTCGAGCGAGAGCGATCGCGGAGGCACGCCGAGCACGGCCGCCATGTCCATGAGCGAGTCATAGGCGCGGTTGAGGTCAGCCTGGCGGCGCGGGCCCTCGACGTAGTTCCCGAACTGCACGCCGCGGAAGCCGAAGGCCTCGCCGAACTGCTCGGGCGTCACGTCGCCGCTGTTGCGGTGGTCCTGGCCGACACGCGGCGCGTTCTCGGCCTTGCGTTCGCTCGGGATGTGCTTGTAGTCCGACCACGAGGTCTCAAGCGCCGCCTGGTTGCCCGCGCGCCACTCGCGCGCCTCGGCCACGGTCTTGAACCCGGTCTTCAGGCGCACCACGTCGCCGCCGATCTTCTTGCCGATGAAGATAGGCGCGGCTGCGTTGCCGCGGCGATCGGAGTAGATGTCGAACGAGGCGCCCTTCTTCTGCGCGGCCTCGGCGGCCTGGCCGAAGGCCTTGTCGTAGTTCGCTTTGAACTTGGCGATCGCCTCCTCGCGCGTGTCGCCCACGCCGAGCTCCTTGCCCCAGTTGCCGAACGAGCCCTTCGAGCTCCGGCTGACGGACCAGATCGTCTTCGATGGCGAGTACTTGACGCCGCCATACATCGAATAATGGCCAGCCGAGAGCTCCACGTCCTTGAGCGAGTGCGCGTGCCCGACCGCCTCGTAAAGCATGGTCTGGTTCACCACCCAGTCATTGAGGGCCACATGGAGGTCGGGGCCCTTGAGCCGATCGCGCACGTCGAACGTGCCGGCCAGCGCCGCCTCGGCCGACTCGCGCAGGGTCTTGACCTTCTCGGCCCAGGCGTTCAGCTTCCAGCCCTTCGTCGGCTTGTTCGGAACCTGGTCGCGCGCTGCACGAGCGAACGCCACCGCGGCCGAGTCGGCGCCGCCTTCGATCAGCTTCTGGTAGTCCGGCGCTGGCCAGGACTTCGAGAGCGGCTCGGTTTTGATGTCGGCCTTTGACGCCTCGGCCATCTTGGCCTTGTAGTCGTCGGTGTAGAGCATCTTCTTCGCGCCCTTGAGCTCCTCGCCAAAGTCGGCGATCGCCGGCGCCGCGGCGGCCTTGCCCTTGGGCGGCTTCGCCGGCGCTTCAGCGGGCGCGGCGGCCTTCGGTGGGGCGGCTGGCTCGTTGCCCTTGATGAGCGCTTTCTCCGGCCGGTAGATGGCCAGCGTCACGGCGTCGGGCTTCACCTCCCAGCCCTCGGGCCGGTTCGGCTCCTTGAAGGCGATGCCGTCATAGCCCAGAGCCAGCACGCGGTCGCGCAGCTGTTCGCCCAGCGCGCGGTCGTCGGTCGAGCGATCGAACAGGTCCTTCACGTCCGCCGGCACGTTGTCGCCGCGCATGTCGAGGATGCGCGCGTCGGGCGCGACATCGACGTTCAACACGGTGCCGCCCGACTCGATGACCGCATCCTGTTGCGCTTCGGTCATCGTCTTGTCGCGGCGGCCGATCTTGATGGCCGCGGCGCCGGCGAAGAAGCGCGCGAGCCCCTGGCGGTCGTCCGTCAGATAGACCGCTGGCCCCTGGTGGTGGTAGCCGGCGCCGCCGCCGCGGCCGACCTCGAAGGCCTCCATGGGGACGGCCGTGCCGTGGAAGAAGCCGGGGAAGGTGTCGCCGTTGGGCTTCGGCTTCTCGGCCTCCATTGCCGCCTTGCGGTCGGCGCTGCGCTGCATTTCGCTGTTCAGCGTCGGCGTGGCCACCTTGGCGCGCGGCCCGGTGCGGAGGTTCGCCGCGGTCGGCTGCGTGGTATGCGTGCGTTCGAGCGATCGCTCCGAATCGACCCACTTGCCATCCTTCTCCTCGACCTCCTGCACGGTCACGCTCCAGCGGCCATCGGCGTCGGCCGGCGGGTGGTAGCTGATGACGCGATCGAAGCCGGCATAGCCGCGCACCACGTTGCCAGGCGTGAAGTACTTGGCGCGGGCCTCCTCGGCTTCGCGAGCGGCCTTGACGGCCTTGGTTTCTCGCTTTGGCTTCGGCGTAGATGGTGCGGCTGCTGGTGCAGTCGCTGGCTCGGCCGCCGCGACTGGCGCCGGCGCCGGCGCGGGTGCTGCTGGCGTGGCCAGGCTCGGGTCCAGCGGCTTCTTGAAAAGACCGTTCTCGAGCCCGTTTTTGAATTCGGCCACCGTCATTTCGGTGATGGGCCCGACCTTCCAGCCCTTCATGTAGCTGGCTTTGTATGCCCGCACGCCGGCGGCCTTGTTCATGAACCCGAACAGGGCCTTCGCTTCGTCGTAGGTGCCGTCCTTGTTCACCTGGTCGATGACCCACACGTTCGGCGCGCGATCGGCGGCCGGGCCCACGAACATATCGACGTGATCGCCATCGGCGGCCAGGCTGCGCTTGGCGTACCCGTAGTGCGCACCCATGGTGTTCGACCACTCGGTGCCGTCCGGCGAGACGCCCTTGCGCTCGCTGCCCTTCGGGTTCTCCACCGTGATGTCAACGCCCTGCGTCTGCTCGCCGGAGAGGTGGCCCATCTTGTAATTGCCGGCCTCCTTCTGCGCCTGCGTGGGCTCGGGGAGGTCGTTGGTCGGGCTGGTGGCGGCCTCATGCGCGGCGGCGTCGATCGAGGCCGCTGGAGTTGTCGACTTTGGCTCGACAGTGCTTGCATTGGGCTCGCCGATCGCCTTGGCCAGCGCCTCGCGGGTGCGCGGCTGCAGGTCATCCCAGGCCTTCGCCGAGAGCATCTTGGCCCGCAGGCCGGTGCGGCCAGTCTTCTCCAGGGCGGAGAGCCGGTCGGACGTGACCATGCGCGTCCAGCCGGCCTTCAGTGCTGCGTCGGGTCCGTCTCCAGCTGGTACAGGTGCAGCTTTGCTGCCGCGGTCTGTGCCCACTGCGGCACGCCCCGTTCCCAGTTCTCCACCAGGTCCTCCCAATCCAGGTCCCACGCTTCCGTCGCCGTCAGCACTCCCGCCTCGAACGCCGCTTGCGTCTGTTCCTCGAACGTTGTTGCCGTCGCTGCCACTGGCCACTGTTGCATCGCTCACTCCTTGCTCTGCCGCCTTGCGGACCACGTAACCACCACTGTCGAGCCGGACGATTTCATGCCCGGCGCCACGCGCCTCGACGGCCTTCTTCGCGCCCGAGCGGGTCGTGAAGGGCTTGCCAACGGCGTTCAGCACATCGTCGGGCTCGATGCCCAGTTTCGCATTGGCCTCGCGCGTGACGCGCGCCTGCCGCTGGTCCAGCGCCTGGTCGTACTCCTTCGAGCCCTTGATGGCCACTGAGACCGTGCCGTCATCGTGCGTGAAGGGCGCCGCGATGACGGATGTTCCTCGGCCCTTCTGCTCGCGGATGTAGTCGTTCGCCGCCTTCAGGTCAGGGTATCGGGTCGCGGCGGGCCGATCGGCTCCAGCGCCGTCTTCAGCCGGCGCGCCTTCGCGTCCTGCACCTCGTACAGCTGCCGCATCACTCGCACCACTTCCGCCGGCGTTGTCGCCAGCTTCGGCCGCGTTGCTTCCCGGCGCTGCCGCTGGTCCAGCGCGATCAGGAGCGCGAGGGGCGGCTTCCGGCGCGGCTCCGGCCGTGGCGGCGGTAGGTGGTCGCTGTGAATCTCCTTCAACTGTTGCACTTTGGGCCTCCGGTGTTGCGGTTGTTGCGCTTTGCGTTTCGCTTTTCGGCTTGGCCAGCACCTCACGGGCGCCGGCGGCCGTCATCGGGCTCACCACGCCCTCGGCCTCCAGTTGCTCCATGAGCCGCTGCGCGTTGGTGTAGCCGATCTTCAAGTGGCGCTGCACGGCCGACACGCTGGCGCGCCCCGACTTCGTGACGATTTCGCGGGCCTGGTCGATGAGCTCCTTCGACGCCGGCGCCGGCGCCGGAGCGGGCGCCGGCGCTTCGGACATGGGAATTCCCATATCGGCCTCGGGCTCGATCGGCGTGGGCTGGCGCGCGTCGCGCTCCTTGCTCTTGGTCAGGTCCTCGGGCGTGGCCTTCAGGTCGCCCTCGGGGATGAAGTCGAGCGGCTGCTCGGCCGCCGGCGCATCGTTCACCAGGGCCGCGTCCATCGCGGCTGTGTCGGCTTCGCTCTGCTCGATCGAGCGGATGCGATCCTCCACGTCCTGGCGCTCCTCGGGCGTCTTGTTCAGCGGCACGGGCGCCGTGTCAGCGCCGACGCGCGCTGCAGCGCGGGCGAAGGCCTTGGGCGGCTTCACGGGAACTGGGGGAACTGGTGGCACTGCGGGAATTGACGAAACCGGCGCCGGCGCGGCAGGCGTCGTCAATTGGCTGGTGTCCACCTGGGGCGCGGATGCCCCTGGAACTGACGAATCCGGGCCTACAGCTGACGAAACGGGCGGAGCCGGTGGGGTAGTGGCTTGCTCGGGCGCGAGCGCGCCAGGCGCGTGCGCATGCGAGCGCGCGGCGAGCGCACCAGGCCCGAGGGTCCCGGTGAACGTGTCGGCGGTCTGCTGGCCCATGCCTTCGGTAAGGCCGGTCTTGTTGTCCACGGCGCCGACCACGGCGTTCTGTGCCAGGCCGGGGAGCCAGGTTTCGCCCTGTTCGCCCAGGTGCTCGGCGCCCACGCGCGCCACGCGATCGCCGAAGGCATCGCGGCGGACGGCGCCGGAAGCGCGGTTCGCGAAGGTCTGCTCGACGCCGAGCTTCCCGCTGATGGCGCCGGCGAGCGCGCCGGCGGCCTGCGCCGGGATCGAGTAGATCGGCACGATGATGCCCAGCGCCTGCTCGTGGTCCAGGCCCGAGCTCCGCAGCGCCTGGTAGGTCGAGTCGTTGCGCCACGCGGCCGGATCGACCTCGCGGAGCTTCTGCTCGGTGGACTTCTTCGCGTCGCCGGCGGTCGAGAGGGCATTGAGCACCTCGATCGCCTTCGGGCTGACGCCGGCCGAGCCGAGGGCCAGGGTCGGCACGAGAGAGCCCGCGCCCTGCGCGACGACATCGAGGCCGGCGGCCGGGAGGTCGAACACGCTCTGGAAGGCGGCGCGCGCCGCGGCCATTTCGCCCTGACTGTTCTTCACCGAATCGATCCGACCCTGGCGCACAGAGGTTTGCTCGCGCAGTTCGGGCGACTTCAGGCGATCGGCGCCCTTGCTGGCGGTGTCGAAGAAGTCGGCCACCGGCGCGCCCACGATCGGGACCACGCGGGCGGCGCCCTCGACCATGCCGGCGGCGCCCTGGTAAACGCCCAGCGCGGCGTCGCTGGCGGCGCGCACCAGGCCGCGCTTGGGCGTCTCTCGATAGGGCTCGGCGGACATGGGCGGGGCGGATGCCTGCGCGCGGTTGCCGGCGCCGCGGCGCTCCTGGCGCTCCAGCTGCGCGCGGTCATAGGGCGCATCCTCGACAGAGCGCTCCAGCAGCGATCGCGTGTCCGTGGTCCGCGTGCCGGCGTTGGCGATCGTGCTGGCCAGGTCGCCGCCCATGGGGTCGGTCGAGGGCTCAGGCTCGGTTGGGAGCGTGCGGTTGATGCTGCCGCGGCCGCCGCCGGCGCTCGATGGCGTCACGCCCTTCGGGAGCGCGGCCTTCGCAGCTGGCGTGTCGTCGGTTCCGAAGTCGAGGTCGGAGGCCTTGCGGTCATCCGTGCCGAAGTCGAGGTCGTCGGTGGTGGTCTTCTTCGCCATGGTGCTCACTTCTTGACCAGCTTTTCGCCGGTCTTCGGGTGGATGTAGACCGCGCCGCTCGGGAGGGCGTCGTACTCGCCGCGGGTCGAAACCTTCACGGCGCCGCTCTTGTCCTTCGGCGGGCTCGCGTCGCCCTTCTGCTTGCGGATGCCGGCCGTGCCCTCGGGGCCGACTTTCTTCTCCACCAGGTTGACCAGCTGCTCTTGCACGGCGTCGCGCTGAGCGCCGAGCGAGGATTGCTGCTTGTACAGGCTCTGGAGGAGCGGGTCGGCCGCCTGAGAGGCGCGCGGCAGGTCCTTCACGCGATCAGAAATCGCCTTGTTCGTCTCGCTGATTTCGCGGTTGATCGCGGTCGCCGCCGACTGCACGGTGAGGCGCGTTTCGCGATCACTGGAGCCGCCGCCCTTGCCGCCACCGCCGCCGGCCTGCAGCTTGGCGATGCGGGCCTCGTTCATGGCGCCGGTCAGTTCGAGGCGCTGGCGTGCGATGTCCAGGCTGTCCTTCTTCGCGTCGATCGAGGCATCCGTGGCCACGCCCTTGCGCCCGAGCTCCAGCGCCTTGTCGTAGGGCATGAGCGCCATCGAGGCCTGGTGGCTGTTGATCGTGAACGGCGTGGTCTTGCCGTCTTCGCCCACCATCGGGAAAGTGAGGTCGAACGTGCGAATCTTGCCGGCGCCAGGCACGTCCGTTTCGGTCGGCGTCATCGTGACTGGGCCGTCGCCGACCTTGAACAGACCCGACTTCTTCAGCGTGGCCACGGCCGCGGTCTTGTCGCCGAGCCGGAACTGGCGCATGCCCTCGAACACGCCCTTTTCCTTCATTTCCTCGGCGGCCTTCTGCATCTGCGACTGCTTCTGCTGCAGCGCGAGGGCCTCGGTCGGCATGCCGTTGCGCATGTAGGCGTCGGCCATCCGGCCCACGGTCGCGTCGGGCGCGTTGGCGGAATCGGCTGCGGCTTGCGCGGCGGCGCGGTTTGCGTAGGTCTTGCCGCCGACCTCGAAGCTCTGCACGCCCACCGGGGCCAGCGGCGCAGCTGCTGCCGGCGGTGGAGTGACCGCGGCGTCCACCGGCGCGGCGACGCCCTCGGCTGCAACGTCCTGGTTCGTGACGCCGGCCTGCTGCGAGGCGAGCGCGGCGCGGTTGGCCATTTCGGCGCTCGCGTCCTGCGAGGTGGCCAGGTTCTGCGCGGCCGCGGCCCGGCTGGCCGCCTCTCCGCCTCCTGCTGCCGAAGCGATGCCGCCGGCGAGGGCGCTGCCCGCGGCCGCCGGCGTCGATGCCGTCATGGGCGCTTCGCCAGGCTGGCCCACGTCGCGATTGTCCATGTAGTCGGGCTTCGCCACGCGCTCGGTGACGGCCTGGCGCTGGCTCGCGCCGGCCAGGTCACGCTCGACCGCATCCTCTCGATCGAGCTTGCGTGTCTGCGAAGCACGAACTCGAGACTTGAATTTCTTGTCGCTCTCGTACTCCTCGTCCGAGCGAACGATCTGCCGTCCGCGCAGGTAGCCGTTGACGGCCGCTTCAGCGATGTTTCCCCAGTTGCCAGCCATGTCAGGCCTCCATTTCGTTGTCGAGATTGATGAGGGTTGCGGTCACTTCGGCGCGGATGTCCGCCAGGCGGCGGATGACCACGGCGTGAGCCTCGGGATGGTGCTTCTTCGTGTAGCCGAGCCGGCCTTCGTCGAGCCAGGCCGTGCAGTGCAGGCACTCGGGGGCGCGCTTCATGCCCTCGGCGTAGAACGGCGCCACCGGCACGCCTAGCGCGGCCAGGTAGGTGTCCACCTGGGCGGCGGTCCAGTCCTGGATTGGGTAGTGCACCTCGAAGCCGTCGAGCACGTCGCGGTCGCGCATCGGTGGTGTCGCGTACTCGTCGTCACGCTGGCCGCGCACGATCATCGTGATGCGCTCCTCCACCATGATCGCGTGCATGGGGTTCATCAGGTTCGCGGCGCAGCAGGCGTAGCGATCGACCAGGCGAAGCTCGCGGCCCGACACGGCGCGCCCGATCGGCGTGTTCTCGGTCGGTACCAGGTCGCTCGCGTAGCCGTGTGACAGGCGGAAGGCTCCCACGTCCTGGGCGATGACCTCCAGCACCACGCCGGCGTCGGCCAGGTCCTGGCGCACACGATCGACCACCGCCCGCGTCTCGGGGAACTGGTCGCCGGTGTCCAGGTGGTAGACGCGCATCTGCGGCCAGCGATCGCGCAGCAGGTATAGCGCCGCCAGGCTGTCGCGGCCGCCGCTGAACTGGAAGGCGATCGCGCCCTCGTGGCGGGTCCACCGGGCGACATCCGGGTGCAACGCGGTGAACTTCCACACGGTCGGGACCAGGCCGTCCATCACGGTGGTTTCGATGCCGTCCGCGGCCAGGAGCTCGGCCATGCGATCGACGCACACGCCCGGCGCGAGCGCGGCCTCCAGCGTGAAGCCGGCCTCGCGCGCCCAGCGCTCGATCCACTCGGGCTCGAAGAAGCGCGCGCCCAGGAGCGCCTCGGCCTCCACGTTGTCGCCGGCGAGCCTGGCCATGTCGTTGATGAGGAGCGTGCCGCCGGGCTTGAGCACGCGATAGGCCTCCGCCAGCGCCTCGCTCCAGAGTGGCGAATGGCAGAGCGCGAAGCTGAAGACGATCGCGTCGGCCGACTTGTCGGGCACATCCGTCATCGCATGGAAGTCCGCCTGGAGCCGGTCGAAGTCATCGGGGCAGAGCGACAGCTGGAGCTTGCTGGCGTTCACCAGGAGGAAGTCAAGGTCGGGGCGCTCCTCGCGCATGAGCCTGGCCATTTCGCCGACGCCACACCCGGCATCGATGATCGCGGCGCCCTCCAGCGGGTCCAGCATGGCCAGCAGGACGGCGACGTGCTCGGCTTCGGTGGCGCCGAACAGGGCGCTGTTGAAAACGCGAATGCCGCGGTCGAGCGCTGGCTCGGTCGCGGCATCCACGGCCTCGGGATTCATGAGGGTGAGGGTCATACGTTCATGGCGTGGGCCGTTGGTGGTGGAGGGCGGAAATTTCTAAATTGCGAAATTTCGCAAGTTTCAGATGACGACCGCGGCGACGGTGGCCACGGCGCCGATGCCGGCGGCCGTGTTGGCATTCTTGGCCTGGCCCGCGGCGGCGTCTCGACCAGCTGCAGCACCGTAGGCCGAGCCGAGCGAGCCATACGCGCCCTGCTGCCCCGCGTAGGCCGTGTTCACGTTCGCAAGGCCCGACTGGCCAGCGGCCAGGCCGGCCGCGCTGGCGGCGTTGGCAGCGCCCCCGGCCTGCAGCCCGAGCGCAGCGCTCGTGCCCTGGCTCGACGCGATGTTTCGGCCCAGGTTGGCAGCGTCCATGCGGCGCGCGTAGCCGATGGTCTCCACCGATTGGTCGGCTGCACCGGAGGCGCCAGCCTTCAACTTGGCGGCGCCCAGGTCGAGCGACTGACCCATGGCGGCCGCCTTGGCCGAGCCCGGATTCACGCCCGAGCGCTCCATTTCGCGCGTGCTGGCGGCGCGGGTCGAGGCCAGGTTCGTCTCGACATCCGCGATCGCCTTCGAGCGAGCCTCAGCGCGCTTCTCGGGCGTGTCGTAGCCCTTGGCGTCGTCAACGATCTGGGCCTCCAGCGGCCGATATTTCGTGTTGTAGTCATCCCAGGCCTGGGCCTGGATTTGCGTCTGGAGTCGCTGCTGTTCTAGCGAGGCGTTCGCCGATTCGCTGGCGATGCGGCTTGCCACCTCGCGATCGGGCGCCTCCTGGGCATAAATCTGCTTGGCCCACGCAAGCTGTTCCTGGGAGGCCTGCATCTGCGCCATCGCGGTGTACATCTGCGCGCTGTTGTTGCCACCGCCGCCGCTGCCGCCCTCCAGCGTCAGGAGGTGGCCACGGCCATCGGTGCGGAAGGCCTGCTCGGGCAGGAAGTCAAATTCGGTGCGGTGCCAGCGGCTCATGAGGTGCTCCTTTGGGGCGGCGGCGCCGCTCCTGGTAGTCGCTCGCCTCTTGCGCGCTTTTGGTGAAGACCTCGGCCGTCTTGGTGTAGCCGAGGGCAAATGCAAGGCGCTCGGCGCCTCGAATGGTGAGAGTGGTGAACGTGGCTTCGCGGACGCCGAAGTGGAACATCTTTTCCTCGGCGAAGCGCCACAGCGCGACCGCCAGCGCCCCCGTGCGGAACTCGGGGACCACGTACAGGAGGTCATCGACCGCGCACAGCTTCTGCGTCGCGAGGTCCAGGCGCACGGCCAGGCGGGCGACGCCGATCAGCTGACCGGCGTAGGTGCGCGCGGTGAACATCACCAGTTCGCCCGTGCGCTCGCGCTCGCGCAGCACGGCCAGGCCGAAGTCGCTCGCGTCGTCGGTCAGGCGGACTTCCTTGTGATACCCGATGTGGATGGGTTCGAGCTCGGCTTCGAGCCCCCGGATGCGCTCGGCCTGGAGTGTGTACTCGCCGAGCTTCTTCTGGCCGAACTGGCGGGGGCTGATGCTGCGATCGCCCTCCAGCAATGCGTCGGCCATGATGGTCCTGGCCACCTCGGGGGTGAGGACCTGGCCGGCGTGTTTGGCCAGGGCTACGGCAAGGAGGGATCGCATTTAGGCTCGCATGGTGGTGGTTCGGCGGTGGGCGTGAGCGTAACGGTCGGTCACATGGTGGGCAAGGGGTGAATTAAACGCCGGGGACGTGGCACATCGGCAAGCGGATCGGCCTGGCGGTGTAGATGTCGAAGGCCTTGGCTTCGGACCAGTTGGCCCAGACCGTCCAGTCGTCGTAGTGCCGCCAGCCCAGGATGATCGAGTCGCCATCCCCTGGCATTTCCAGCGTGTAGCCGAATTTCGGGATCGAGGCCTCGCCGCTGCTGTCCCAGAGGGCCACGGTCACATCGGTGGCATCGACCCAAGGGCGCCGACCAGCGCCATCAGGCCCGGTGCCGGTACCCACTGCCACGCGCGTGGAGCCGGCGCCAGAGGGGAAGATGTACTCGACGATGGTCTGGATGCGCGGGAACCGGTAGGCGCTGGAAAAGCAGAGACGGCCGAGGTCGTCGAAGATTTGGATGCCAGCCCCGTCGCCGATCGAGCTCCCCGGAACCTCGTTGCTGAAAAGCGCGTAGTCGCACCCGCCACCGCAGTGAATCCAGAACCTATCGCCGTATTGGATGACGCCGCCGACCCATGCGCCTGGATCGGGGCGCAGCAGCAGCAGAGGGCACGAGTTGCCGTGCGCTGCGTGCATGACCTCCTGCAGCGCGAAGACCCCGCCGGGGCCGCTGACACGCCCGGACTGGAACATGGCCGGGCTCCGCATTTCGGAGGTGATCTGAAGCCGGGACGTGTCGTTGAAAACTTCGATTCCTGCTGTCATCGCTGGTACACCGTCCACAAAATCGTATCGCCGGGAAAGAGGCCGACCGTCCCCACGCGCCACCGGAAGAAGCCCGAATACATTTCGATGTAGCCCGCGCCGGTCGCCACCACGGTGAAGTCGGGGCTGTTGGTGAAGCCGCCGCCCACGCCGATGTCGGCGTAGTGGTCGTCTCCTGGGAAGGCCTGGGGGGGCGCGATGAAGGCGCCGTTCGCGATGATCTTGCTGTACCTGTCCTGGAGGTCAACGATCAATTCCCCGGACGGCGAAAAGACTTGCAGGCCTTGAGGCATTACCAAATCCCCATTCGCACACGCATGGTGCCGGCGCCGTCATAGACCCGAATCTGGTTGGCCTCGATTTCGGTGCGCGCGCCACTCGACGCCGTGCGCAGCAGGCCGACATTGGCGGTGATCGCGGACAGCGTGGAGACGTTGATGTTCGACGCCACCACGGCGCCGGCGGCGATCTTGCCGACCGTGATGGAGCCATTCGGCATCACCAGCGTGCCGTCAGCGCCGAGCCTGAAGCCCACGCCGGTACCGGCGTTGTAGTTCGATGACCGGATGGCGTCGCTCGCGATGACGATGCCGCCGATCGCGCCGGCGGTGGCCACGATGGTCCCGCGCAGCACGGCGTTCGAGGCCTCCAGGTTGCCCACGCCATCGATGCGCCAGCCCACGCCGCTCGGGCCGCTCACGAACCCCGTGCTCTCGATGTACTCGCCGACCGAAACGCTGCCCGCGGTGATCTTGGCCGCGCTGACGCTGGCGATCTTCGCGTTATCGACCGCGAGGCTCCCGATCTTGGCGTTCGTGATGACCCCATTCATGACGAACAGGTCGCGCATATAGACGCCGACCGGGACCGTGACCCCGTTGTTCGTGATCGGCGTGGTCACCACGCTGAATAGGCCGGCATCGGTCGGGCCCGTCTCGCTGGCCACGTAGATGAGGTCCGCGCGCAGGGCGAGCTTGGTGTAGGGCGCGGTCGGGTCTTCGGCCGCGGCCGTGAGCGCGTCGATCAACTTGCTCACGTCCTCGCCCGTCTTCACCTCCAGGCCGTTGACGCCGCCGGCGGGCTGCGACAGTGCGCCGGCGCGGCTCTGCCACTTGATCCACATGCGCCAGGTGCTGGCGGGCTCGGCCGGGTAGGCGCCCACCGCGCCGCTGAAGTCGCACAAGGGCAGGGCGTTCGCGAAGGTCGGCAGGGGGTCGCCAGGGCTCATGAGCTTGCCGTAGACCAGCGTGCGGGCGTGGCCGCCCCCGTTGGTATAGCTCGGCGTGTCGTGTTCGATCACGATCCGCGTGATGCCGCCTGTGACCAAGAACCCGGTGGGGGTCGGCGGTGGCAGGTTGTTGCCTGGCCCGGTGCCTGGTCCGGTGATCGGGGGCACGTTGCCGCCGCCTTGCCAGTTCGGATTGACGACCACCACGCCGGACTCGGACAAGTCGCCGACCGTGACGAAGCGATCGAACCTGTTGCCCATGCGCCCGAGCCCGCGCATCATTTCCTCGCGCATGCGATCGTCGTAGTTACCCGCCTTCGGCGTCGGGATGTCCTTGCGGCGATCGGTGGCCATCAGTTGCCCGCCTCCGCGAGCTCGTCCACGCTCGTGGCCACGGCAACCCACTGCACGGCGCCGCTGGTCTGGATTTCGACCTGGTGCGATCGCGCGGTGAAGCCGCCAGGCAGGCGGAACGTGCGATTGCTCTGCACCGTGCGCGTGTGGCGCAGCACGCCGGCGGACGGGTTGGTGAACTTGCCGGGGTAGTGCGCCATCACCCGCGTGATGACGCCGGCGTCGAGCTCCAGCGCATCGAAAACCGCGGTCACTGGGAAGGCGTCGGCCTCGATCCGTGCCGCGGCGTAGTTGCGCGCAGTGCTGGCGAAAATCTTGGACCTGAAGACGGCCGTCATGAAGGCCACGCCGGCGTCCCACTTCTTGATCGTGGTGCCGTCGAGCACGTAGAGCTCGTCCTGGGCGTCGTCGAAGAACATCGACTCGAAGCCCTGGTCGAGGAAGTAGATGCCCGCCGGCGAGAGGCAGTCCATGAAGAAGCCGCGGCGCACGCCACTGCCGTCGAGGTAGCTGCCGAAATAGGCGCCCTTATAGGCCGCACCGGTCATCGACTCGGGATTCAGGGCCTGCCACTGCTCGGGCGTCACAATGCCGGAGGTCACGATCGTGGGCCCGCTCTCGCCCACGTAGCAAAGACCGTCACCAGAGGCCCAGGCGGCCCCGTGGCCGAGCCCTACGGCGCTGCGCGGGGCAACACACGCCTGGAGCATTTCGAGGGGCTGCTCGTCGAGGGATTCAGGACTCGAGCCTGTCACCAGCACCGGCTTGCCCGTGGTCATCACGAGTAGCCGCTGGCCGAAGACGGCGAGCGCCACCGCCTTCGCGTTGGGCGGGAGCGTCTCCTGCGCAATCGGCCAGGCATAGGGCTTGTACGCCAGGCAGTAGCGCACGCTGCCATCGTCGGGGACGATCGCCGCGGCCATGCCGTTCCACATCGCCGTGAGGTAGGAAAGGTTCGCCGGCGGCGGCGTCCAGCCATCGGTCGGCAGGACCTCGCCGAGCGCGCGGCCGTCATCGGTCGTCGTCGTGATGGTCGAGATTTCTTCGCGCAGGAAGAAGAACTCGGCATTGCCGCTGTTCCCGCTCTGCGTGCGATAGAAGCGGATGCGGTTGATGCCGTACTCGCCCGCCGGCGGCGCCGCGATGTTGGTGATGGTGAGCGTGTCGTCGGTCTTGCAGGTCACCTTGGCCGACACCAGCGCCGGCGCGCTCTCCTCGCCCAGGTCCGTCACGTAGGTGTACGTGTAGAACCGGTCCTCCATGTCGGTGGCCACGCCTGTGTCGTTGGGCGTGACCACGAGCACCTGTGCGGGCGCTGGGATGCCCAACAGGCGCCAGGCCGAAGGGTAGGGCGTGTCTTCCAGGCCGATCGCGTTGGAGGTCTGCTTGGGTGGCCCGTCGCCCGTGTAGAACGTGCGCTCGGTCGTGTCGCCGCTGATGAAGCCATGAATCGCATGCACCACGGTCGGCCAGGTCAGCCAGTACAGCGTGTCGCTCGCGAGCTCGCGGCCCATGCGGTAGATCGTCTCCGTCCCGATGGGCACGGTGTAGACAGCCAGCGGCAGGCGCCAGGGGCGCAGATCGCCGCGGCCTGGCTTGTGGTTGCGCGAGTCCACGCCCACCGTATCAGCCAGCAGCTTGGGGTGCAGTGCGAGGGCGGCGCCAGAGAAACCGGCGATGTTGTTGCGGCTCATGGGTCAGTCGGCCGCCACGAGGTAGCCGTTCATGTACGTGAGCGTTCCGCCCGCATCGCCGATGATGCCGGCGCCAGCGCCACCACTGGCAACGATTGCCCATAGCTCGATGTACTCGGTGGTTCCATTGAGGTGGACTAGCGTCGATCCTGTGCAAATCGCCGTTGTGGTGTCCGACGCGCTTGCGGCCCGCGTGGAGAGTTGCTTATGCGCCGCGCCGGTCTTGTAGAGATACCCGGCACCCGTTGAAAATGCCGCCCCGCTGCCGATACACACGGCCGCGTTGATCTGGTACCAGCCGGCCTTCGTCGGCTGAAACCGATTGTTGACGGTGCTGAAAACGTTCGCGGTGTCGGTGTCTTCGACGTTCAACGCCACTTTCTGCGCGGTGCCGATGCTCGCAAAGGCAGTGTTTGCTGTGATGTACACGCTGAACATATTCAGCTTCGCCGGGGTCTGCTTGATGACGCCGCCAGCCGTGACATCACCAGCGGCGTCGATGCTCAAGATGTCCTGCGTCGTCGCGCCTGGAAGCCCTCGCGCGAGCTTCATCGTTCCATCGGGCACGGCCGGCGTGGTCAGCGAGAAGTTTTGCGCGGCCGTGGCGCTGACGCCGATCTGATAGTTGTCGGTCTTGACGGTCATCGTGCGTCCTTAGAGTTTGAAGCAGGGCAGCATGCCGATGGCGCTCACGCGGACGGAGGCGGTCGTCTGGTTGGCAGTCGCGCCCGCGTTGGTACCTGGCGCAAAAATGATATTGATGTTGTCGGTAGCAAACGTCTGATCCGGGTTGATCGGCTGCGATCCAGCGTGGGCCGCACGCAGCGTCGTGTCATTCAACGTGTCGTAGTAGTGGCGGGTCGCTTCCAGCTTCTCGCCGTTGGCAATGCGCGAGCCGGCGCCACGCGGATGGCGGTCGCGCACGTCGAACACCGTGAGGCGTTTGAGCGCGGCCCAGTCGGCCGCAGCGCTAGCGCCGCGCGTGGAGCCAGCGCCAGCGCTCGTCAGGATCGGGCACAGCGCATCGCTGTAGTCGGTCCACCAGAGCGTGAAAAGTGCCAGCGTGTCCACGTTGGCCCTGGTCGCCCCGCTGCCCACATTGCCGATGGTCCCGCCATCGCCTGCGACCCAGCCTGTTGGGGCCGAGGCGCGCATCTTCATAGTGAAGTCGCCTGTCGCGAAGATGCTTCCGTCATTGGCGACGATGACCTTGCCAGCCGAGTCGAATTTGATCTTCTCGACGCCATCGGCCAGGATCGCGCCGCCAGTGGCGTCCGAACGGAAAGAGAGTGTCATGGTGGTCCTTTAGAGACGAGCGCTTGCGGTCCAGTGGAAGAAGACGCGAGAGGGGTTGTTCGTCGTGGTGAATATCTTGAATCCACGCTCGCTCTTGTTATCGATGGTGCTGGGCTGGTTGTTGTTCTGACTGCCGGCGGCGGTGAAGCTGGTGATGTAGTTCGCAGCGTTGCTAAGCCCGTTGGCGTCGTAGGTGACGATGGTGGGCGTCGGCGACTTCATGGAGACGGGGAAAAGAACTCGGTGGGCAAGCGATGTCGGAACGGCATTTGAGGCAAGCCCGCCGTCTTCGCCGCCCCCGTCAATGCCCGTGTTTGCGCCAGGCGCCACAGATTGCCGATGGGACTTGCAAAAATACTGCTGGCACAGTGCCATTTCGACGCTCAAGCGGCGCCGCTCGTAGACGGTGGCCGTGTCGCCGTATTCGAGTTGCGCTCGGCCGACCGTGCCGGCGTTGAATTCGACATTGAGGGCGGCTCCTGCCGCGATGCCCGTGACAGCCACGCCAGTCGCCCCGTAGGCGCCGCCGTTGATGCGTGCTTGCGCCGTGCCGGCCCAGGAGGCGATGTAATTCCCCGCCTCCACCTCGTCGGGGTCGGCGATTTGCAGCAGCGTGCCCGCCGAAATGGTGATGGTCACGTCGCGGCCAGAGGTCGCAAACGTGTACGTGCACCCGCCTGCGCCGGCCTTCCACCCGTCATGCCCATAGGCGCCAGCCCCAAGCGTGACCGTCCCGGACAGCGCGAGTTGGTTCACCTTGAAATTGCCGTTGATGAGCACATTGCGCATTTCGGCCGGGTAGGTCGTCTGTCCCGTGATGGGACCATTGCCGTCGATCTTCACGCTCATGGCGATGTCCTTAAACGATGGTGAGGGTCGAGCCCGCGGGCACGGTGATCGTTGCACCTGGTGCTACGGTCATCGGCCCGGCCACCATGGCATTGCGGCCGGTGGTGATCGTGTAGTCGGTGTTCGCGGTGGCGTCGCTCTCGTAGAAGATCGAGTCGTTCCCGCCCCCCGCTGCGCCGCCGAGCGAGCCCCAGGCGCTGGCGCCGTAGCCTTCCCAGCGGCCGAGCGTGCTGCTGTAGCGCAGCTTCCCGGTCACGCCGGTGCCGCGCTGCGCGGTGGTGCCCGAGGGCATCAAGGCCGCGCCCGTGGCGTTGTCCTTGGTCACGGTGGTGATCGTGTCCGACTTGCCGGCAACGGTCGCGATCAAGTCGGTGATCTGCTTCTGCAGCTTGCCCGCGGCCGTCAGCACGGTGTCGGCCGCGGTGATGGCTGCATTGGTGACCAGGCTTAGGCCCGTCAACGCGGTGGCCAGGACGCGAGCGGTCGTGAAGTACTTGTTCGTTGCCCCCTCGGGCACGGCGTCGGTGCTGCCGGGCGAGGCGCTGATTTCGATGTACGACGAACCGCCCCAGCGATAGGTCAGATTCGAGTCGAGCGCAACGTAAATCTTCCCCGTCTCGCCCGTAGCCGGGAATGCCGCGAGGTTCGCGAATTCGAGCACGTCATCAACGTAGGCCGGGAGTTGCGCTGCGGGTACTTTGCCGGCCACCAGATCGGCCTTCAGGGCCATATCGGTCGTGTAGGTGCTGGTGTTGACCTTCAGGTCGAGCGCGGTCTGCGTGGGGCCGCTGACCGGCTTGACGGCATCGGCCGTGTTGTCGATGTTCGTGATGCTCAACGCAGTGCGCGCTTGCGCGAGACTGATGGTGCCGGTCAAGCCGACCCACGAGGCCACCGGGCCGCCCGCGATGCTCTGCGCCCAGTATTTCGCGCTGTACTCGCCGCCCGAAACTGGGCCGTCCGTCTTGATGGCCCAGGCCTGCGCGTCGATCGCGTAGTAGCGCGCGCTGTACAGCCCGCCGCCCACGGGAGTCACGAGTTGCGTGGCCCAGGCCTGCGCCAGCGTGGCCGAGCCGTTCGCACTCGTGGCCGCGCCTGTGGCGATGCCGGCTTGCGTGGTCGAAATGTCGGCCTGTGCGGTGGCCGTGCCCGCGGCGCCAGTGGCGATGCCGGCCTGCGTCGTCGCCGTGGCCGCGGCTGCGACTGCAATATCTCGCGCGGCCAGGACCTGGCCAATGATGAGCGAGCCGTTGTCCAGGCCGTCATAAACGGGCAGGCCGGCCACCTCCCAGAGGTTGCAGTTCGGCTGGTTGGGGATGACCGCGGTGGTCTTCAGCGTCTTGCCGAGGGACGTGATCTTGATGAGGTATTCCGACTCGACGGCGCCCAGCTGGTTGGGCCAGAGGTCGAGCGTGCACTCGCCGTTCACATCGGTGATCGCGAATGTCTTGTGGGGGGTGACGTAGCCGTCATCGACCTCGAACGTCGAGAGCGTGGCCTCGACCCGCGCGCCCTCGACCGGCGTGCCCTCCACAGAGTCATTGATGATGCAGAGGACGGCGCAAGTGGTGACAGCTGCCATGGGAGCTCCTTATTTCCAGATCGGGACTACGCGCGGCGCGTTGCGGCTGTTGCCGCGCCAGAGCTTGACCTTCACGCGGGCGCACTTGAGCTCGAATGCATCCAGGTCGAGCGATGCCGCGGACACGTCCGTGTATGCCTTCTGGGGCTGGCGTTTCAGGATCGCGCCGGCGCCCAGCGTGATGAGGCTGACGTGCTCGTCGTACAGGAAGTCTTCGACGCCGGTAGCGCCGTTGCCTGGCTTGATGGCGCAGGTAAGCGCGATCAGCTGGCCAGCGGCCGGCACGGGGCTCACGATGACCGTTTTGCCGTCGAAGCACGAGACGGTATCGCGGCAACGGTGCGCGGCCTGGTGCTCGGTTCCCACCTCGATGTCGCGGCCGTCCAGCTGCGCACGCTCGATGCGCACGAGCTCGGTGTTGCGATCCAGCGGGAGGTCGTACTCGTCGGTATCGGCGATCGCCTCGATCGGGTCCATCACCACGCGCCAGGCTCGAGTCTTTTCACAGAACATCTGCACGGCGCGCCGAATGGCGTGCTCGGCCACGGACTCGGGGCAACCTGGCACGTTGGGCATGAGGTCGGGGAAGAACTGCTCGAACGTTTTCATGTCATTTCCGCCTCGGTTGAACTGCGGTGTCGGTCTGCGTCTTGCCCGTCAGCGCCTGCGTGAAGGCCGCCAGGTGGTTCGCTGCGCCGGCCTGGTCGGCAGGGTCGTCGCTGTCCTGCATGCGCGCCCTGAAGCACACGTAGTCGATCAGCGGGCCCTCGAACGAATCGGGGATCGGCACGGTCTGGCCCAGCGCGGTGATGGGCGCCGGCGTGAACGAGACGGCGATGCGCAGCTTCGCACCCACCAGCGCCGGCGGCGTCACGTCGAACGTGCGCGGCGTGGTGGCATCGACCATGTACTGGCGGGTTGGCCGTGCGGCCGCGCCGCGCCAGTTGAGGTCGATCTGGTCGAGCGAGTCCCGGTTCGTCAGCGTCACGCCGCGGCCCACCGTGTTGTCCGTGTTGACGTTGTGCAGCACGTCGAGGAGCGCGATCGCATCCGCTGGGATGGTCTGCTCGACGCCGGCCACCAGCACGATGGTTTCGCGGCGGGAGCTCGCATCGGGCCGCAGGGCAATGACTTGAGAGACGCCAGTGGTCAGCCATCCCAGCATGTCGGGATCGCTCCAGCGATCGCCGCCTACGTCCTGCAGCAGCAGGCGAGCTTTGCCCAGCGGTTGCGATGCGAGCATGGCCTTACTCCTGGCCGGCGGCCGCGTTGATGGCGTTCAGGATGACGGTGCGGATTTTGTCGCCCTTGAGACCGTTGTTCACCGGGACGCCGATCGACTTGGCGAACACGCGCAGCGCCTTGTCGTCGAGCGTGGCCAGGTCGAGCTCGGTGCCGTCGCCGTTCTTGATGACCCACTTGGTCGCAGCGCCGGCGGCGTTGTCGGTGTCCATCTGCTCGCGCTGCTTGAGCAACAGGGCGTTGGCTTCGGACTCGATCGCGTCGTCAATGTCCGCCTGGTCCTGCGCGTTCCACTGCGATTTCGTCTTGCCGCTGCGCTTGAAAGCGGCGTCCACCAGGTCGGCAACCTTCACCGATGCCGAGCCGAGCGTGACGGTCTCGTCGGTGAGCTTGCTTGAGCCGACCAGGACCTGGGCGCGGCGCGCGATCGCTGCGGCATCTTCGGGCTTGATGACCTCGCCGGTCGCTGCAGCTGGTGCGGCCGGGGCGCCGGCGGCGGGCGGCTCGCCCTCGTAGGGCTGGTATGCCTCGGGGATGGCGCGCACCAGGTGTGCAGCCGCGGCCTTGTCGGTCACGTTGCACACGATGTCGCCGGCGGCGTTGGCTTTGAAGGCCCAGTCAGCGCCCATGAGGTTGACGGTGATCGGGTCGCGGCGGCGATAAGCGGAAATGAGCATCTTGCTTCTCCAGAAAGTGAGGGTTTGGACATGCGAAACGGGGAGCGTCAGCCCCCCGTCTCTCTACACACGCGCCGGGGGTCAGCTTTTCTTAGCCGCTGACCAGGTGCAGGTTGACCAGGATGGTCTTGCCGGCCAGGGCGGCCGTCGCGGCGATCGTGGTGCACTTCAGCGAGATAACCCGCGCAGCGCTGGCGTCGTCAAGCGCTTGCACGGCGGTCGAGGCTTCGATCACGTTGCCGTTTGCGCCGCGGCCTGGGATCAGGCCGGCCTCGTAGACGCGCAGCAGATCGTCGCGCGTGGCGTTCTCCACGCCGATCGAGAAAGCGAGCGTCGGGGTGCCGTTGCTGTCCAGCTGGGGGGCGATGATGTCGAAGTCGGTGACCTTGACGCCGGGGTCCACGTTGATGAGCGCCAGCAGATCGCCCGCGGCCAGGACGGCCGGCAGAACGATCCAGAGCGGGATGATCGAGACAAAGGCGCAGTCGGGACGCGGAAGCGACTTCTTGCCGGTGATGTAGTCGGAAACAGTGCGTGCCATTTGAGGCTCCTAGAAGTTGAAAAAGCGAAGGGTTGCGAGGTGAATGGGCCGACCCGAAGGCCGGCCCGCCCGATCAGGTCGGGTCAGCGCAGTAGGTGTCGATCGCGATCACGCCGAAGTCGCGCACGGTGGCGTTGTCCTTCGACTTGTAGGTGGCCTTCTTCACGCCGAAGATCGACGAGAGGCCGATGGCCACGCTGTTTTCGTGGTCGCGCTCGACCTCGGTCCACTTGAACTTCGCGCCGCTCTCGTTGTCGCCGTAGGCCACGAATGCGGCCTGGGCGCCCAGGAACAGGGCACGAGCGGCCGGCAGGTTGGCGCCGGCGCCGTAGTCGCCGAAGCGGATCACGTTGCGGTGCTTGTGGATCACACAGTTCGCATACATGCCCTGGCCGCCCTTGAAGATCGGGTTGTTCCGACCTTCGGCTGCAGCTGCTGCCTTCTGGATGTCCAGCCACTGGCCGGTCGCCGTGTCCGACTTCAGCGAGTCGAACTGGAAGGTATGCATCAGCGCGACGAAGTGGTCTTCACCGTCGATGTCGATGGGCAGCATCGAGAGCTCGTCCGTGCCGTCGCCGCCCATGGTTTCGGCCTTGGCAATCGCACGGTCGATGTTGCGCAGCTTGAACGTGTCGGTCGCGGTGAGCGAGGCCTTCGACGTTGCAACGTTGCCGTACATCTGGTGCGAGGAGTCCGGTGCCGTCAGCGGGTTGACGGTGAAGAACGGATTGGTCGCCGACCAGATGAAGCCCGTGCCGGTGCCGCGCGAGCCCGACAGGTAGATGAAATAGAGCTCGTCCATGAGCCGCTTCCACCAGTCGGTGCCGACGCGCTTGGCGTCCTGGCGGATGTTGCGAAGCGTGCGCTTCTTGGTCATCCGGCTGCCCAGGTCGAAGCCACCGCGCACCTGGTCGATGCGCATGCGGTCGGTGTAGTACTTCAGCGGCTGTTCCTTGCCGTCCAGAACCTCGTCCATGACGACCGGCTCCTGGTTGGAAGGCATCAGCAGATCGACCGTCACTTCATCACCGGCACCGGATTCGAGGTCATCGATCCGCTGGATGGGAAGGCGGGATTCGCGGCCATTGCCGACGAACTTCTTGCCGAAATAGCTGTTCTTGTTGACGGCCACAGCCGTCGCGGTCGCCCAACGCTTGACTGCTTGGGGATCGTTCACGCCAATAAGGGTGCGCATGTCGAGAGGTCCTTTCGCTCGGGTTTCGAGCTCCTGGCGCCTCTTGCGCACATACCTGGGAAACCGCCAGGCCGGCTCGGTTCGCTCCCAACGCCTTCCAGCGTGTCTGCGTCCCGATGGCGCGAATTATGGCCGTGTCAAGCCTTCGCGCGTGAGGGGTCGAATTAGGAATTCATTGAAAACCTAATTCGCCCCGTCTTCTTTTTACAAATAAATGGCCTGGATCGGGCTCGCGTGCTCGGGCAGCAAGTCCTCTCGACGATCGATGCGGAGGTCAGCTGCGACCCGCAGGTAAAGGCGGGCCTGGCGCACCAGCATCCGCTCCACTTCGATCACGAGACGCCCGTTGTCCACTTCGGCCCGGTGGCCGTGATGCAGCTGTGCCTTCTCCACGCCATCGACTCGCACCGAAACGCGGGGCTTGTTGCCTCCCACGCCTCGGTCCAACACCACCACGATCCGCCCTCGCTCGAACGTCAGCATTTCGAGCGTCTCCAGGGTTCGTTTGAGGTGGTGCTGAGTGCTCATCGCGACAGGTAGCGGTCCATCTGGTCGGGTGTCAGGGCCGCCACAGCCGTCTCCAGGGCGGAGTCGTCCAGGCCTTCCAGGTGGCCGAACTCGCCGCCGGCGACGTTGGCCGCCGCGGCTTCGGGTGCGCCTGCCAGGGTCGGAGGCAGCTTGGACAGGTCCGGGCGGCGCTCGGCCCGCAGCTGGGCTTCGGTCTTGGCGGCCGCCGCCGGCGCTGCAGCAGGCGCAGCGGCCGGGGCCACCGCCGCCGTGGTCTTGCCGAACAGTTTCTTCATGTCGTTGACGGCGTTGTCGAGCGCCCACTGGCTGGCGGCCAGGTTGCGGCCGTCCTTGATGCCCTTGGCCGTCGCCTCGTCGCCCCACATGCCCGTCACCTTGTCGAAGCGTCGCAGCGTCGCCTCGTCGATCGGGATGCCAGCGGCCTTCAGCTGCTCGACCGCGACCTGGCGCTTGTCACTGTAGAGCGCGTCGAGGCTGGCCTGCTGGTTGTCCACGAAAGCGGCGTCGCGGGCGATCGCCCGGTTCAGCGTGTCCACCGTCGAGTTGGTCTTGGTCTCGATCGCGTCATATTCCTCGTTCGAGAGCTCACCGTCGATCAGCTTCGCGCGAGCCGCGGAGACCTCGGCGCGGGCGGCCGCGATCTGGGTCTCAGCGTCGGCCGGCGCGTGCGGCCGGTAGGCCGGAATTTCCTGTGCCACGTAGGTGGTCGGGTCGATTCCGGCGAAGTCGTCGGCCGGTGCGGCGGCTGCAGGGGCCGCCGCGGGCGCTGGCGGGGCCGCCGCTGCGTCATCGGCCGCTGGTGCAGCTGCTGGTGCCGCCGGCGCTGCTGGGGGCGCTGGCGGGGCTGCGGTGAGGTCTGCGGCCGGTGCAGCTGCGGGAGCGGCCGCCGGCGCGGGGGCTGGTGCGGCGGTCGGATCGAAGCCGGCGTCGAGGTCCTTGGCGGCCTGGGCACGGGCGGCGAGCTCGGGATCGACCTCGGCAAAGGCGTTGCGCTCCTCGTCGGTCGGCTCGTCGGGGTCCTTGCCGTCGAACTGGAGCTCGTAGTCGAGGCGGTTGCTGATTTTTTCGTCGATGGCCATGGTTAGGTCCTTTCAGTGGTGGTGGTTGGGCGGTTGAAGTAGGCGACAGCCATGTTTCCGGCGTAGCTGTTGGCGCGGCAGGAGGCGATCAGTTCCTGGTGGTCGGGCTGGCCGTCTCGGGCCGCGGCCACCGCATCGGCGACGCGCGTGCACGTCTCCGCCAGGTAGACGAACGGATCGGGCCCGTTGTCGATCGGCAGGATTGCCGCGTTGTAGGCGCGCACCTGGTCGCGGATGTCGGCCATCGCCTGGCACGAGGCCTCGAACGGCGCATGTCGCCACTCGCTGGGCAACATCGACCAGCGCGACAGGACCCGCTTGGCGCGGAAGGTCGGGCCCTCCTGCACCACGTAGGCCGCGGTGATGACCTCCAGTTCGTTCGCCGCATGGGAGACGTGCTCGAACTGAACCAGGGGCGCCACCGGTGCGCGGATCGAGCCATTGAGCTCGCGCCACACCGGCGGCTTGGGCCAAAAGCCGCGGTTATCCGCGGCAGGGATGGGGTAGTCCTTGGTCACTTCGACACCTGTGCCTGCTTGACCTGGTAGGGCATCCACTCGCACCACGAGCCGGACCCTGGTGCCGGGTCGCCCGGCTGCACCAGGGTCACGCTCGTGAAGGCGTGGTGGTTGCCGGCGTGGTCGGTCACGTCGAGATTGACCATGCGATCGCTCCACACGTAGACCACGCCGGCGTTCAGCGGCTGGTCCTTGCTGTTGACGACAAAGCCGGTCGAGCCCATGTTCGGATCAGGGTGGAACCACACGCGGCGGCCGATGGTGGGCGCGATGGCTTCGAGCTTTTCGGGAGCCGACATCGGGACCTTCAATGTGTCGAGCGCCTGGGCCGTGATTTCTCCCATGTCGAGCTTCACGGCCTGCTCGTCCAGCGCGGGCGCCAGCGCGTCAGGCGTCGCCGGCGACTTGATGCTGATGCGCCCGCTTTCGCTGTCCACCGTGATGATGTCGCCGCGGTGGAAGTACAGCGATTCGCTCGGGGCGTTGCCCTCAACGATGTAGCAGCTGTCGTTCTCGTGCGTGACCTGGTGGCCGTGGAACTGGAAGGACCAGGCCAGGCCGTTGGTCACTTTCCAACGGTTGAGCTCTGCTTGCTCCAGGCCGTAGTTAACGAACTGCGCCCAGTCGTAGGTCAGGTTCACCTTGATCGGCTGCTTCTGCGGCGCCACCGCGCCGGCGTGCAACGTCTTGCCGAGCTCGAAGAAGCCAGCCGCATCGTCGATGGTGGTGCCAGCAGGCACGGTGCCGATCGTGATGGACTCGCCCGCCTCGGAGTCATGCATGTTCTTTCCGAGAGGATCGATGGCCGCCGTCCAAATCGAGTTGTTGGCCTCAAACACGGTCTTGAGGCCAACAGGGACGGGGTTCTCCAGGAGACGGGCCACGCCGCGGGCTCGCATGAGGGCGACGCCACTTTCGCTTCGGGCGATGTGCAGCGCGTAGCCCGGATGTTCGGTGAGCGGGAGCCATGCTTCAAGCGTAGCTGGCGACTTCGTAGTCTTCAGGAGCCAGGTGGCCACGTCCTGGCGCGGGACTGCCTCGCCCACCGCCTTCAAGTCCTTGGCGGCCTCGGCTGCAGCAGCGATCGCCGCCTCTCCAGCGCGCGGGATGGGCGCGCCAGGCCGCTCGTCGTCGGCGTCAACGGTGAGCCAGGGCTCGACATCGACGGTCACGCCATTGGAGGCGGCGAAGGGGTAGGACGGTTTGAAGCGCGGCCGCATGCTGGTCTCTGCTTCGTACTGGTAGTCCGCGAACTCCTGCAGCGCCAGGCGCACGGCGCCGGTGAAAAGGTCGTCGCCGATGGTTGCGTGGGTCAGCACCAGGCCGAGGCGACGCGCCGGATAGGCGATGACCGGACGCAAGGGCTTGGCCGCGATCGCTTCGAGCTCGCGCGCCTGTTCAGGCGTCTCCTCGGGATAGCCGCCCTCTGATGCAGGGACCACTTCAAGAAGCTCGGCGTAGATCGACAAGGTGATGGCCGTCGAGTCTTCGACGATCGCCAGGGTCGGCGTTTTTTCGTCGCGTCCGATGTAGCGGTAGAGGTCGCCCGGCCCGTCCTTCAAGCGAACGATCTTGTCGGCAAATGGGTCGGGTTCCGGGGCTGCAACGGGCTCCTTCTTCTGGCTCGCGCGGTAGTGCGCATCGCGGTCCATGTCCACGTCGAACATATGGCGCATGAGCGCGGCCGCGGCGTAGTTGGACTCACGGCGATCGAGCTCGATGCCCAGGCGTTGGAGGGCATCGGCCATCGGCCCGGCGATGTTGCATTGCCAGGCCCAGGCGTAGCCCAAGTCCTTGGCCATGGCCGCCTTGATGGCGTTCATCGCGTTGGGGATGTCGCCGGCGAACTTCCCGCCCTGCTTGAGGTATGCGGCCAGGCGATCGAGCTCGTCGCGGCTGAGCCCGGCCTGGTTGGTGCGGTAGTTTTCGCGGGCCTCGAACACGGCCTTCATGAGCCTGGCTTGCTCATCGTCGAAGACTGGGGCGGAGCCGTATGGCGGGCGCCACTCGACGCCGCCAGTGTGCTCGTAGCCCAGTGTTGCGAGCGTCTTGAGCGCCGCGGCGATCGGGTGGCCATCGGGTGGCGCAGGAAACTCGAGCGTGGTTTTCGGCTGCCCCACCAGGTCGATCGTCAGCTTCGCCTTGCCTTCGCCGTCGATGGTCAGTTCGCCGCCGATCACGGGGTTCGCCGGCGGAGGTGCGGGCTCGTTGCTGGCGCAGTTGGGCGGCGAGAGGAGCTCGACTGCCTTCTTCAACGATTCCCTCTTGTCGAGGAGGGAGAGGTCCTCACGGCGCGTTCTCCAGAGGTCTGAAATGAGTTGGCGCTGGCTCGCGATGTTGTCGCGCACCTGGTCTTCGACCTCTTGCAGCTGGTTGTGAATGCTCGCGAGAGCGGGGTTCTGTTCGGACATGGCTTCTTGCCTTTCTGTGATGGCGGTGGTGGTGCACTCCAGGCGCGGGATGCGCCCGGCGGGTGCTGGGTCAGCCCGGCGGCTGCAGTTCCTCGGGTCCCGCGATTGCGGTGGGCGTAGGCGCTGCGAGCTCGGGCGGTTGTGGTGGTGCCGGCGGTGCCTCCAGGTCGGCCGGTGCTGGATTCTGACTCATTGGTGGCACGCCGCCGCCGGCATCGTCCATCGGCGGCGGTGCCAGGCCTGCGGAGGCATCTGGCGCCGGCGCCGCGGGCATGCCGCGCTGCGCTGCATTGAGGGCGTCACTCGGCTGCGTGGTGTCCAGACCCGCGGCCGTGGAGATTTCGTCGGCTGCGTCGATCGCGTGCGGGTTCTGCATCACGATGCCCGCGGCTTCGAGCGACGACATCATCACATCCATGCGCTTCACGGCCGCCTCGACGTTGGCCACCATGGCGTCCTGTTGGGCCTTGTCGGCCAGGCCCTGCTTGAGCTTGAGCTCGGCCTCGCCCATGAGCTTCACGAGCTCGGCGGCTTGCTCCTCGTCCTTGGCCTTCACCTGGTCCTGTGCCTGCTCGGCGGGCGTGAGGGGCTTGCTCGGATCGCGCTGGCCGTTGAGCTTGCGGATGCGGTTGACCCACTCCTCTTTCCCCTCGATGTCGGCGTTCTGCACCACCAGGTCGAGCACGTTGAGCACCACTTGCGGGGCGAACGTCGCGATCTTGCCAAGGAGGTCGAACATCTGTTCGAGCGCGGCCTGCGCCAGGTGCGATCGGTAGTCCTGTGCGTCCACCTCGAAGTCGGCCTGGCGCTGGGTGATGTCGTTTTGAAAGCCGCCGGTCTCGGGGTCGTACTCGTTGATAACAACCCACTCGATCGGCTTGGCCTTGCCGGTGATGCGCACGGCCTTGCGCTCGGTCCAGAATTGCTCCATGTGCGACAGGCGCAGCTTGCCGGCCTGCTTGATCGCAATGAGCAAGTTGTCGAACAGTTCGGCGGTGGTGAGCGAGCCCTGGTCCTGCTTGGCCAAGATGGCCTTACCGGACTGCGAGCCAGGCCCGAGTCCCAGGTTCTCGTCGGTCACGCCGCCGATGTTGCGCATCGCCTGTTGGTTCTGCTGGGCGAGCTCCAGGTTGCCGCGCACGTCCGTGGTGTTCTCGACGAACTGCACCTGCGAGTTACGCTTTTTGATAATCATCGCGTCGGGGCGTGCGGCCTCCTCGCGCAGCGCCTCGAAGTCGTCCACCGCGTCTTCATCGGCGATGACCCGATTCAGCGACAGGGACCAGAGCGCCTTCGAGCGGCGCTTGTTCGTGTCGTCGGACAGGTCGCGCATGCCGCGCCACACACCGTAGGCCTGGCCATCACGAGCTCGACGGTAGGCATAGATCGGGATGAGGCTGAACTGGCCATGCCGGAAGGGGCTGTCGCCGTCCCAGAGCACGGTGTTCTCGGTGCACAGCATGACGCGCATGCGCATGCGCACAGCGTTGCGCAACCAGGCGCCTTTCTTCTTCTCCCAGGCCATGCGCGGGTCTTCCTTGTTCAGGATTTGGCCGTCGAAGTTTCCGCCCACGAACACCTCGACCGACTGCGGCACGCGGTACCAGGCCTCGACCAGATCGACAGAGAGACGGCGGCCCGAGTCGAAGTAACCCGGTTGCATCATGTAGGCGCCACGCTCCTCGAAGCTGGTGGCCTTGCGCACGCCCATTTCGCTGGCACTGGTGAGCTTCTGGCCGAGGTACCAGGGGCCCTCGTTGTCGAAGGCTTCCTCGCTGCGCTTGTACGCCTCGACCATGAGGCGCTCGGTCGAGGAGGAGCGCACGGGCTCGAACAGGGCGCACGCATAGTCGAGGTCGATGGTCTTGCGGCGGAACATCACCCGAGCGTCGCGCTGCATGATGTCGCGCGATCGGCTGTCCCGCAGCACGTTGCGCCAGTCTTCGCCGCCACCGTAGAGGATTTCCTCCTCGGGGTTCGGGTTGATGGCCTCCTCCAGGAACGAGAGGCCGGCGACGACCGCCTGCTTGAAGCGGCGCGATCGCTCCCAGGCCGTCATGTTGATGTCGTCGGTGTACTTCAGCAGCTTGGTCTTGAGCTCGGCGCCGTTCTCGTCGCCTGGCTCGCGCGGCTGCACCTTGTAGTCCTTGCGCAGGCGCTTCTCCATGCCGCTGATCCACTCGATGGTCTGGCGCCCTTCGTTGAACACGAGAGGCGCCTGGCCGCGGGCTTCGAGCGCGGCCGCGTCCTCGGGTCGCCAGTGCAGGCCATCGTTGTAATCCTCGTCGATCGCCATGTGATAGCGCTCCTCCTGCTGGCGATCGCCCTCGTCGTGCAGCACGTCCATCAACGAGGCGTGCCGGCGGCGCTCGCCCTCCTCGACGGTCTGGGCGCCCTCGTCGCCATCCTTGCCGAACACGGCGATCTGCTTCGGGTCGTCGCCTGGCGCGAGAGGCCGCGGCGCGGTGGAGCCCATCGGCTCGGGCTTGGTTGGTACGCGGACCTCAAACATGATTGCTCCCTTAGTGCAGTTCGGAATGGATGATGCGGTCGCCGGCGCGCACCGTGACCTCGATGCCCTTGATGCGGCGCTTCATGGCCAGGGCGTCGGGCTGCTCGCTCGGCATCTTGATGAGGTCGGGCATGGCCTCCAGCACCAGGTCGAAAACGCGGTGCTTGGCGGCCTTGTCGTTCATGTCGAAGCCCAGCTGTTGCACGGCGGCCATCACGGCCATGAGGAACGAGTCTGGGATGCCGTTGCCGTCCGCGGCCGCGTACAGGAAGGCGTTGCGCTGGGGGATGACGTAAGAGCCGGTGTCCATGCGTCGGTACGCGCTGAAAAGGCACATGCACGGGACCGGGCCGTCCTCCTCGAAGGTCGGGTCGCTGGCCTTCACATCGATCCACTGGAGCGAGGCGATCACGTCGCCCTTGTGGAACGTGCGCCAGGAGCGCTCGCCCCCGAGCTCGACCATTGGTGACCCCTTGGGTCCGAGGATTGTGGGTGCGTGATTCATTGCTGGAGCTCCTGGGTGGTGGTTGGTTGACGGTGTTGCTGCTGCTCGACGGTGAAGACGCCGCACAGCGAGTGAGGATGTGCGCCTTCGGTGGCGTTGATGTTCATGGTGCCCTGGTGCCGGCCGCTGGCCAGCGCGAGGGCGATCTGGGCCAGGCCTGCCCGGTAGAGGTCGGCCAGGCCTGCGCCTGAGTCGGCCTCGATCGTCATGGCGATCGTGATGGCGCGCCTCATTGGGTGGCCTGCGAGGTGCTGCCCAGGCGGGCGAAGACGCCGAGCCAGCCGCCGGCGTGCACCACGCACTCGACAGACTGGTCATCGGTCCCGTAGTCGAGGCCCATGGACTGGGGCTCGACCTTGGCCAGCGCCTTGGTCGCGAGGAAGTTTTCCAACGTCTCGGCGTTCACCAGGTCATCGCGCTGGCGCATCAAGGCGTCACGCTTTCGCTCGTGGTCGGCGATCTTGTTCTCGACGTGCAGGCGTAGCTCTCGGATGCGTTTTGACATGGTGGTGCTCCGGTGGTGGTGAATGCGCTCTACCTGGCGCGCCAGGACCCGAGCGCGGAGGGGCGCCCTGGCTTGATCTGCGATCGGATGTGATACGCCTGGCCCCACTGGCGCAGCGAGTCGGCTGCTTCGCTGTGCTCGTCGTGGCGTGGCTTGTTGCGCCAGGTGCCGGCCTTCTCGTCCCATTCCTTGCGGTAGAGGCCGAGGTGGACTAGGCCCTTTTTGCAGCCCACCTCGTTGAACGTGGCCATGCTCAACTTCTGGCGGGTCATCTGGATGCCGGTGTTCACGTCCTCGACGCGATCGACCACCGTCCACGAGCCGCCCAGGCCCATGGTGGTGAGCGTGTCGATCGGGGCGATCACGTCCGTGGCCTGCTGGCGCTTGTGGCCAGCGTCGTGCGGCACGTAGTGCGTGGCCCAGGTGTAGCCGCGCGACTGGAGGATGGTGATGAAGAAGCCGTAGCTCTCGCCCCAGCCCTCGATGTACTCGATGAAGCGGCACTCGCCGCGGATGTCCTGCATGAGCCAGACACCGGTCCCGTCGCTCGCGCCGATGTCCCAGAACGTGTACACCGGGAACCCCTCGATGTAGGGGTAGAAGCCGACCCGCTTGCTCTTGCGAATGGCCGTCAGCTGCTTGGCGTAGTAGGTGCCGTCCGTGCTGACCTGGAAGGCCTCCTCGGGCGTCGATGGGTACTCCTGCCACATGAGCTCCTCGTCGCCGCTGTAGTCGCTCTTGCGCGTGCTGACGTACCAGGCGCGCTGTTGCAGCGTGAGCACCTTGCCGATGACGGCCTCGATCTTGTGGAAGTATTCCTCGTCGTCCTTGGTGATGACCACCTTGGCGTCGAGCACGTAGCCGGGCTCCTCGTGCCAGGGGAAGAAGTGGAAGCGGTGGTCGCGGACGGTGAGCTTGTGGCCACTCTCGGCGGTCTCCATGGAGTCGGTGACCAGCTTGTAAAAGCGGCCCTCCTGCCCCTCGGCTGTGCTCTCCACGATGATGATCCCGTCGATCGGCACAGCAGTGAACGAGCCGGTCGCGATTTCCTTGGCCTTGTGCGGGAACTTGGCGCCGATCTTCCCCATTTCGCTGACGTGCAGCCGGTGCGGCGTGCCACCGCGGGCGCTGGTCGAGACCTTCACCGTGCTGTTGTTGGCGAACATGATTTCGTCAGCGGTGCGGCTGACGACAGGCTTCAACAGGCGGACGTGCAAGGGCAGGCGGTCATAAGCCAGCAGCACCTTGTCGCGGAAGATTTCGCCGGCCTTGTCCAGGTCCTGCGCCACGATGACGCAGCGCTGGTTCTCGTTGAACAGGGCGTGATCGAGCCAGAGGATGGCCACCAGGGTGGTGAAGCCCAGCTGGCGGGCCTTGAGGATGACGTTGCGATACCAGAGCCTGGCCAGGAAGCGACGCTGCGCCCGGTTGGGCTTGAACGGCACGATCGTCTCGCCCTCGTCGTTCGCGCTCTTGGTCATCACCTGGTACAGCTGGCCAGAGTGGATGCGCCACTGTGCATCGGCCAGCGCGATCTTCCACTCCTCGGGCGTCTGCGGCTCGAACGTGTACGCCACTGGCTCGCCAGGCAGCAGCCGGCAGGCGGGGAACTCGAACTCGCGGAGGGCTGCGCTCATTCCGGCGGGTCCTCCACTGGCTTGAGGGCCGATCGCTTGGTGGCGCCGCCCATGAGGCTCTCCAGGAGCTCGGCCAGGCCTGCGCCCTTGTCCTTCTCGTAGAAGCCAATGTGCTTGGCGATCTTCTCCAGGGCGTCCATGCGGCTGAGCGACTTGAGCTCCAGGCCGTCGCGGCTCTGCTTCACGCCGTCATAAAGCAGGGCCGCGTCGCCATTGAGGAGCCGCGTGTCGCGCATGACAGCGCGGCCGTGCCCGCGGCCGAAGCACTCTGGGCAGTCAGGGTGCGGCGACTTGCGCTCATCGAAGCCGACGCCGCCCATCGCGTTGAACTCGCTCTGCTCGTAACCGTCGCGGTACCGATCAACCACCGGTGCCTCGGGCAGCTGCTGCCCGCCTGCCCTGCGCCGGCGCTTCTTTGCGGCTGCTGGCATCTGTGAGCCCCACCGCTCGTGATCGGCCAGGTCGCGGTCGTACTCCGCTTGAGTGCGTTGGTAGCGGTGGTCGAAGCCCCAGCAGTAGCGGCAGGCGCCCACGCGCCACTCACTGAGCTCGCGGGGGTCAGCCATGGCGATCGAGCGAAGGCGCGACAGGAGCCAGGTCGCGTCAACGTTCGCCCGGTCGGCGGCCAAATCGCGTCTGCGGGCCAATTCGGACGCGATCTTGTCGTTCCTAAGCATCCGACATCCGCCCGTGGCTGCAGCCTCTACGGTGATGCTCGGGTCCAGGTCCAGGTATGCGCGGGTCTGGTTCCCGTGCCTGACCATGCCGTCAATGAATGCTGACTCACGGATGGTGAGCTCGGGTGCTGCGGGCGGCTGCTTGGTCGCCTTGGGCTTCTTGGCCTGGTCAGGTGCTGGTCCGGATGGCTTGGCGACACTCCATGCCTTGAGGGCGGGCGCCGGTCCAGCGGGTTTCTGTGACTTTTTGCGCACTGGCGTTACGGCGGGCTTCGAGGCGGGCTTAGGCTTACCAGGCGTTGCAGTTAATGCCTTTGTTTTAGTTTTCGCCGGAGAGACACTGCTCCTAGCCCGCGTGGTGGTGGGCTTTCGGTCGGTGCGGTCGGTCTTGCTCATGTGGTGTGGGTCTCGGCCGATACAAAAAAGCCCCCCTCCCCCAGCTTTGCCGCACGAGGCGCCTGGCTGGAGGAGGGGGCGAATCTCTTGCACGTAAAGACCTCGGGCCGTCCGAGGTGAAACCGCGCAGGAGAGGAGACACGCTGCGGGGTTCCGGACCGCAGCGCGCTCCGATTAAAACGCATCACTGAATGTTACGGAGCGGGGTGACCCCGATGTGAGTGGGTGCCAACGCAAAAGGCCGCCAGGTTCAACGCCTGGCGGCCTTTCTTTTGTCCGGCGTAGCGTGCCGATCGCTGCAGTTCAGTGCATCAGGCGCCCGTCGATCGCGGTGGCCAGCGTGGCCTTGCGCAGGGCGTCTCCGCCCTCCCTGGTGAGCCTGTAGCACCAGGTCGGGCCCTGCGGCGTGGCCTGCTCGATCTTCTGCGTCACGAGGCCGGCCCGGATGAGCCTGTGCATGCGGTTGTAGAAGGTCGGCGGCCAGTGGCCTACCTGCTTGCGGAGCTCGCGTGCCTTGGCCCAGGTGGGGGCGTCGGCGAGGGCCAGGAGGATGTCGATGTGCTTGCGGGTGAGTCGCATAAGTGGGTCTCGAGACTTTTGTAGGAATAGGACTACAGAAAATGAAGGGGGCTTCAAGGCCCCTTCAAGGGGGGTTCAAGTCCCCTTCGATTGGCGTAGGAGAGCCCAGGTGTCCTGGATCATGGCGATGGTCAGTCCCATCGAGCCGCCGAGGACGATGCAGGGCAGGATGTAGGCGTCGGTGTCCTTCTTCCAGGCGGCCCAGGTCATCAATGCGACGCCGGCGAACTCCAGGAGCAAAAGGAGGATGAGGAGGGTGAGTGCGATCAGTTTGAGCATGGTGGTCTCTGGTGGATGGTGGGTTTGGTGGTGTCGAGCTTCCAGCTGTTCACCAGGTCGTCGCGGTAGCGGTGATGCCAGTTGAAGGCCACCGCCACGCCGATCGCTCGGGTGCCGTTGGCCAGGAGGCACTCGACGCGCTGGTGGCCCAGCACAGGGCACGGGCCAGGGCTCCAGTGCTTGAAGCCGAAGGGGTCGAGGTCGAGCATCAATCCTCCCTCGATGGCGGCTTGAGGCCGTACTGGCAGTGCCGCACGCAGTCGCGGTGCCCTGGCCCTCCAGGCTCGCCGTGATCGTGGTTGCCGGTGGTCAGGTCCACGTAGACCGATTGCGAGCATCCGTCCCAGCCGATCGGGCACGGGCGTCCGCCCTCGAAGCGCCACAGCGCGCCGTGCATGGCCACGGTCTCCTCGTCGCCGGCGAGCGCGATCGCGCCGGTGATGAGCTCGTCGAGCTCGCGTGTCATCGCAGCTGCGCCAGGAGGCGCTCGTAGAGGTCGGGATGCACGTACAGGATGCCCGGCACGCGGAATGCGCTGGGCTCCTGGTAACGCTCGACAGACCAGCGCCGGCGCCGCTTCGGCGTCGGGTGCCGCGCGACTCGCCAGCGCGTGATCGTGGCCAGCGGGTGCGACACGATCTGCATGCCGTTGAAGAACTCGGCCTTCACAGAAGCCGCTCCTGGCCCCTGGCCTCCAGTGCCTCGGGGCTGTCGCGGTGGTAGCGCAGCACGGCGCGCCTGGTGGCCGCGCGAGCGGTCGTGAGAACGCGCTGCGCGATGTCGGCCTCCTTGCGCAGCTGGTTGAACGCCGCTCGGTCTTCGGGCTCGGCGCCCTCGTCGTCGTAGGGCTCCTCGACGTTGCTGCGGTAGACCTTCAACCAGGTGCGCAGCGCAGAGCGCGCATCGTTGCGCTCGCGCCATGCCGCATGCTCCTTGATGGCGAGCTTGCCGATGATGGTGGCATTCGTCATGAGCGAGCCCTCTGAATCACCACGGCGCGCCCTTTGTCCCCGATCTGCAGGTTCAAGCTCGCAGAGGGCATGTGCGGCTCGTGGTCGTACATCGCGCGCCAGGACTGGCCATCGCCAATGTTCCAGAGGTGCACGGCAACGAAGGAATGCCCATCCGGATGAGCGAGGCGATCGCCGTGATAGATGACCTGGCCAGCGAAGTCAGTCCAGGGCGCGGGCTCGAAGCCCTTGGACTTGCGGAGCGCGTTGATCGCTGGCACGCATGCCGTGATGAGGTCGGTGCCGGCGACAAGTTCCAGGGCCGCGCCGATCGCGTGCAGCGCCTCGCCTCGCCTGGCACCCTGCAGCGCGCGGTCGTGGTGCGATGCACGCGGCTTGCGCTCCTTGTCGTCGCTGAAAACGAACGTGGCGAAGAACTCGTCGAGCGCCTTCATGTCGCCGTTATCAGTGCGATCGCGGAGCTCCTTGAGGTTCTCGATCAGGGTCTCCAGTGCGAACTTGATGGTCCCCTCGTCGCCGCTGCGCGCGGCGTGCTCGATGTTCATTCTCACGATCCAACCCTCGGTTGCTTCACACGCTTGGCCAGCATGGCCGCGGCCTTGATGGTGAACAGTTCCCACGCGGCCGCGTTCATCTTGCGGGTCGCGCGCTCCCACTGTCCCCACGCGATCGCGGAACAGTGCACCAGGTCGGCCGCGGCGGCCTGGCTGATGCCCAGGCGCGTGCGGAGCTCGAAGATTTCTTCGGGCGTTGGAATGGTGGCCATCAATGCAGCCCTCCGCCTGGTGCGAGGTCGGCCTTCGCCTTCATGCCGTCCTGGTAGCCCTTGAGGAGGGACGGCAGGCGCTCGCCGATGGTGTTCTCGGTCGTCACCTCCAGGCTGTGCGCCGCGAGCGTGAGGCCCACGCCGTACAGCAGCGAGAGGATGCTTTGCATGCGGTCGGTCCCATACGCCTTTTCGATCGCGAGCGTCATCTGCCTGATGCCATCGGAGAACGCATAGGAGGCGAGCACGGGCACGGCCACGATTTCGGCCTCGCCTTCGATTGCAGGGTTGTCTTTCTTCATGGTGTTGTCCTTCGTGGTGGTGGATCAGCGGCGGCGCATGCGGTCGGGGCGGAAGCGCTGCAGCGTGTCGATGAACTCGCGCGCCAGCATGTCGGCGATGCGCGCGATCGCCTCGGGGCGGTCGATCTGCGCCAGGCTCTCCAGGTTGACGCGGTACATGATCGCGCCCTGCTTCGTGGTGACGTAGGCGTGGGGCACGCTGTACAGCGCATCGCGGCCCAGGTGCTCCAGGCCGCCCTCGATCGCGTCCGCGGTCAGCGTCTCGTAGTGCTGCATGAGGTCCTGCATCGGGTCGTTGGCGACAGGGAAGAAGTCTTTGGCCCACGGTTGAGCGGCGCGCTGCACTTGCCATCCGGCCTCCACCATTTCCTTGAACGCCTTGCTGTCCACCACCTGGTCGATCGGCGGGAGCGCGATGCTGTCGCCCAGCACCTTGCGGCATGCGGCCATCTGCCGCTCGTGCACTGCGACTTTCGCGCGCATCTGGCGCGCGTCGGCCGCCTGGCGATCGCGGTCGATGCGCTGCAGGCGCACCAGGTCATTCAGCTGCGCAATCTCGTTCTCTGCGCCAGCCATGGCCTCACGCGCTTTGCGGCGCTGGTTGCGCCCGAATCTCTTGCTCATGTTGATCCCCAGATTAAAAGTGAGACGAGGATGACGGCGCCGACGATGCCGACCACCAGCGCCGACACGAGAGAGGCCATCACCTCGGCGGGCGTATCGGGCACGCCGAAGGGCAGCACGTTGCGCCAGTTCATAGCCCGTTGCCTTCCTTGATTTCGACGCCGGGACATCCGACGCCGTAGTTAAAGCCAGGGCAACCACGCGGGCACGGGTTGCCGCACTCGTTCGACATCGGCAACACCTTGCGGCCCTTGGCCTGTTCGATCGCAAGGTTCGCGTAGGCGGCCGAGTTGCTGAGCGTGCCGTTGCTGTCGGTGAAGTCGCTGGGCCCGGTGGGCCTGGTCTTCACGGCGTGCTCCATGTTGCGCATTGCGCCGGCGATGCTGATGCACATGCCGTATCGCCTGCCAGCCATCACCGCTCCTCGGGCGGATCGCCCTGGCCATCGGGCCACGCGATCGCGCGCAGGCGTTGGTACTCCGCGAACACCTCGGGCTCGTTCTCCTGCCACATTGCATCGAGCTCGTCGCCTTCGATGATGGCGCCGATCGCGCCGCGCAGCATGTTCAGCGCCTGGCGCAGTGCACGGGCCTTCTCGGTCTTCTGGCGGATCAGCTGGTCGTCCTTGCCGGCCGCGTACTTCGGGAGGTCGAAGGCCTCGTTCGTGTACACCTCGCCGCGCATTGCGATGACGGCGCGCTCACCGATCCAGCGCAACCGGCGCGTGTTGGTGCGGCTCGCGTCGGCCGCTTTCTTGATGTGGTCGAGCGCATCGACCAGCAGAGCGTTTTTGGCCTTGAGCGCGCCGATTTCGGCGGCCAGCCCTTCCTCGTGCGATTGCCCGAGGGATTGCATTGCTGTATTCATGCCGGTGCCTTGTCGTGGTCGAGGAAATCCGATGCGGGGTGCGCTTCGATCGCGCAAGCGCGGAACGGGCCGATGTCATCGACGCTGGCCAGGCTCTGCTCGACCATCACCTTGAAGCGCGCCGGCGAGCGGCAGACTTCGCAGCGAGGGCCGACCAGGCCGGAGGGCTTCGGGAGCTTCTTCGGCTTCCCGAGCGCGGGGTAGGTCTTGAGCGTCATTGCGTCGTGACCTTCACGGCGATCGTGCGGGTCGCGAGCTCGGCGTAGAACGCGATCGAGCCACTCGTTGCGCTCAAGCGCATGGCCAGCGCCGCCGGCACGGGCTTGCCCGAGTCGGTCGCGAGGTGCATCTGCAGCGCCTGCAGATCGGAGGCGGCCCGCACGAGAACGTCGAGCGGGATGGTCGGTGCTGGCGGTGGTGGTTTCTTGATAGGCATAGGCCCTCCTGGCCTGTAGCGGGACGGATCGCCCGAGCATGCAGCCGGCGGCCGCATGCGCTGGCGTCTCAGTGCTCGCAGTCGCGGTAGCGGCGGCCGAACGCATCACGGCCTCGTGAGTCGCCCGAGCCGGCGCAAGCCCAGCAAAAGCTCGAGTCGGTCTGTCCGAGGCCCGTGCCGCGGCAGGTATCGCAGTAGGGCTCGGGCTCGATGTCGGCGGCGCCTTGCTTCAGCCACTCGCCGAAGCTCACGCCGTTGTCGCGTGCGTTGCTCCCGAGCCAGTCGCTGTACTTGCGCTGGCTCGCGGCCTGGCGCTTGGTGGTCGCGGTGGTCATTCGGTTTCGCGCTCGTAGCGGCCAGCCAGGTACACGCTGTATTCGCTCATCTGGCTCGCCAGCGTCTCGCGGCCGTCGATGCCCTTGCCCTGCCGCGTGATGCTCGCGCTCTCGTCGTTGCAGTCGTTGCACGAGCGGGTGAACTTGTTGAGCGCCGTGGTCGCAGCCTCCAGCTTCTTGGCGCAGTCCAGGGCGGCCTTGCGGCGCGCGGCGTGTAGTTGTGCGGTGGTCTTCATTTCTTTCCTTTCGGGATGGCGAGCGCCAGGTGGCGCAGGTTCACGGCGTTGGCTTTCCAGTAGGCGGCCATCGGTGCCTTGTGCTTGGCCCAGGCCTCGTTCCCGCGATGGCGGCACTCCTTGCTGATGGCCATCAACGCGGCGCGCGTGGCCATGCGCGCGTCGAGCGGCAGTGCGGCCAGGGCTTGCACCTCGGGCAGCGCGATCATCGGATTGCGCACCTCGGCGCGGCTGCTTCGTTCCTTGCTCACAGCTTCTGCCTCCGGTGGAAAAACTCCTCGAAGGCGCGATACCGGTCCTCCCCAGGACACCAGCCGAAGTACAGCGCGGCGTCCGGGTTGATCGCATAGATTTGCTCGCGCAGCTGGCGCACGGCGTCATGGTTGCCGAGGCGGCGCATTTCGTTGATGCGCTCGTTCACCGGCTGGCCCGTGACCTTGGCCCACTCCTCGAAGTTGTCGCGGCCCTTGCAGATCGCCAGGAGCTCGCGCTGGAGGTCATCGACGGTTGGCTTGTTCATGGCTTGACCTTCGGGGCGAGGGTGAAGCGCAAGTCGGTGCGCCTGAACATTTCGTTCGCGTAGAACTCGCAGCAGCGCAGCGTGCAGAAGTTGCCGTAGGCCCTGTACGTGCCGAGCCACTCCGGCGGGCGCGGGTCCTTCGGGCGAAGGTCGTTCGCGGAGTAGCGCCGGCGCGCAGCCATGCGAGGCGTGAGCGGCTTGCTGCAGCCGGGGCACTTTGGCCGCTCCTTGACGGGTGGCGCGGCGCTCACGATGCCCTCCCGTTGGATTTGCCATCCATGCGGTTCTTCACGATGGCCGCGGCCACGAAGATGGCCACGCCGACCAGCAGCAGGGGGGAGGCGAGCACGATGAAAAAAGGCTTCACGATGCGTCCTTGTTGGTAGCCGCCTCGATGCGCGCGGCGTGCTCGTCGAGCGCGCGAATCAAGCGCTCCACGGTGTCGTTGATCTGGTTCGCGGCGCGCAGCATTTCATCGGCGGCCTGGCTCATGTTCTGGCCGGCGCGTCTGACATCCTCTGCGCCCACGAGCGTGACGTAATCGCCCATTACTAGGCCCTCCTGGTGGTGTTGATGGCAGCGCATCGCTCGCGCTCACGGCGCGCGGCCTTATGGGCCGCGTCGAATGTCTCGCGCACCATGCGGCGAACGAACGGCATGCCGCGTTGAGCGATCAGCGCCTGGGAAACGAAAATGCCCCCGGTCGGCGAGCCTTCGCAGAAAACGCCCACGCGGACCATGTTGGCCTGCGGTGCGTCGATCACGATGCGCTCCCGGTGGCCTTGGCGATGGCGGCGAAGCTCTGCACTACCAGAGACAGGCGACGGTCGGCGGTGTAGCGGCCGAAGGCCTTGTTGTGCATCAATCCCATCCAGTGGCCGGCGTGCCGTACTTGGTAGCCGTCGCGGTGCTTACGGGTTTCGTGGCCCTGTGCCTCGCAAAAGGTGATGAACGCCGTCACGTGTTCGATAGCGATCCATGGGCCTTCGCTTGCCGCGCGCGTCTTGTTGTCGGGCATCGTCCATTTCCGACGCCCCGGCGTGTGCTGCGCGCTCACGACAGACCTCCAGAGGCATTGACGTAGGCAGCGTTCATTCGCTCGTGATGCTCGACCAGGCGCTCCCTGGCCCACGAGCCGGCAGGCAGTCGCTCGGCGATGGCCAGGAGGCTATCGTCGTCGTGGTTCTGTTCATCGAGGCGCGTCCCGAGGGCGGCCTGCTCGACTGCGAGCGCCAGATCACTGGCAGCAGCCAGGAGTCGAGCCAGCGCCTCGCACTCCGGGCTCCGCTCGTCGTCCTCCATGCGCCACACGATCAGGGCCGCGCCGGCGTGCTCGCCAGCAACGAGCTCGACCCACTCGCCGGCGCCCTCCCAGGTCTTGAGCTCGGTGCCCAGGATGCGATCGCCGAGCGTCAGCTTCGGCGCGTTCATGCCGCATCCCCGAGGGCTTCGGTCGCGCGCTGGTCCCAGTCCTTGGCCAAGTGGCGCGAGCTCGATGCGCGGATGATCTTGCGGGCCTCCTTCACGAGCTCGATCAGGTCGCGAGCCATGCCGATCGCGTCGAGGAGCTCGTTCTCGGCCATGTTGTCGGGCGCCAGGTGGCGGCGATCAGCCAGCGCGGTGCGCAGGATGTCGGCCAGGCCCTGGCGCTTGGGCTTCGGCGCGCTGACGCACTTCCACACGTAGAGGCCGGCGTCCTTGCGTCGCGCCCACACGGCGTGATCGCTTTCGGCGAGCTCGGCCGTGCGCTTTGCGCTCAATGCGCTCGGTCGGAACGTCGAGCGCTCCGGGTTGAAGGTGAAGACGCGAGGGCCGCCGGCCTGGAAGGCCCGCTCGCACTCCGCCGCGATTTGGTCGTTGGTCATTCAATGCTCCATTCCGGCGGCACGGTGCCGCGCATCTGGTAGACGGTCTCGCCGCGGACCTTGGGCACGGCCAGCACGAGCAGGCCGTTCATCGCGTTGAGGTGCGCCATGGGGTTGGGGGACGGCGCTACAGGCGCGGGCGCCGGGTCGGCCTCGCGTTTGACTGGATCGCCGAGCCCGGTGAAGTCGGGTTTGTTCATCAGATGGCCTTGATGCTGGTGAAGACCACGCCAACCACGATCGCAGCGCCAAGCGTGATCGCGCCGATGAAGAAGGCGACTTCGAGGGTCTGGAGGATGCGGGTTGCCATATGGTCTCCTGGTGAAGTGCGGGATTGCACTGGCCAGGGCCGACTCGCGGCCCTGGACGGTGGAATCAGACTCGGCGAACGATGTCGTTTTTGCTCTCGGTGCCGAAGTACAGGCGGCCGCTCTTGTGCCAGCTGTCTTGCACCTGGTTCGGGTAGACGCCGACGCATGCGAAGTCGTGATGCGCCGAGGCCTTCTCGATCGTGACCACCTCGCCGGCGCGCGTGAGGTAGTGACCGGGGCCGTCGATGACCACCGGCTGCACCACGAGAGACCACATCCAGCCAGCCGGGTTCACGCGGCCACCTTCGAGGCCTTCGCCTTCTTCTCGACCGGCACGCACTCGACCACGCGGACCTTGCCGTGATATTTGCTGTGCTCGCCGATCTTGGTCGAGGCGTTCTTCAGGCTCATGGACCACTGCAGGACCACCACCGGGCCGAGGGGTCCTTCGCCGTATTCCTTGTCAATGCGGGCCAGGCGGCCGGCCTTCAGCTTTGCCACGTAGGCATCGAGGTCAGGGTTCGCGGCCATGAACGCGACGTGCTCGCCGTGCGCCTTCTCGTCCATGGGGTAGGACCAGGGGCGGGCGCTGCCCGTGACGTGGATCAGGTCGCCGGGCTTCATCGCGGCGCTCTCCTTGTGCCACGTCCAATTTTTGGTGTCGCCCTTGATCCAACCCTTGTCTTGAGCGCCTTCGCGCGCCAGGGTCAGGTTGTATTGGCCGACCACCGCGTGGGTGTAGGGGCGCTCGCTGGTGCGCTTCGAGCCGGCGACTTCGGGGACGGTGTAGGTGGTCTTCATTGGGCTTCCTTGGTTGAGTGCGGATTGCACTGGCAAAGCTCCTGGCCTTGCCGGTGGAATCAGAAGGGGATGTCGTCCACGCCGGCGTCGGCGCAGTGCATGGCCAGCACGGTCGCGAGGCGGTCGTGCTTGAGGCTCTGGGCGATTTCCCACAGGCCCGTGAACAGGCGATGCCCTGGAACCTGCTCGGCGGCCACTTCCTCGTCGCTGATTTCTTCCCACTCGCTGACGGGCATGCGGAAAAAGATGCCCAGGCGCTTCGGCGCGAACTTCTCGGCCTGGTCAGCCAGCGCGCGATCGTAGGCGTCAGCCACTGCAGCTTCGACCACGCCCGCATCGCAGCAGAAATAGCAGGTGTACGCCTTGCCTTCTTCGTCGTAGTCGGGGAAGCCGCCACATTGGGGGCAGGGCGCTTTTGCGGTGTTGAGGTGCATCTGAATCTCCTGGGTGCGGCGTCGCGGTGTGCCACGCACGGCACAATTATGATGCCATTCAATGAATGCGTGCAAGCAGTTTCTTCACCAGGCCGCCCAGCGCGGCCGTGAGCACCAGTGAGACCAGGAGCACGGCCGCCACGCCGTACCAGGCTGCATCGAGCTCGGCCGGGTCCATCAATCCACCTCGGGCCAGTCGGGCAGGTTGCGCGGCCAGAGGTTCATGGCGCGCATCTTGTCGCGGGTCTCGCGCCCATAGCGGGCTTCGAGCTCGCGGCGCTCGGCGCGCGGAATCTTCCCGGAGCTCCCGAGGAGGTCGTGGCACTCGCGGCAGGCAGGGAAGCCGCGGCGAACGTCCGTCTTCAGGCCGGCGCCCTTGTTCATGTCGGCGTGCGCGAAGTCGCAAGGCGGGAACTTCCCGCACCGTGCGCAGGAGAACATTTTCACGAGGCCCATGTAGGTCCCGTTCTGGCTGGCGTTCTCCTTGTCGATCGCCGGCGCGTGGCCCTCGACCGGCTCGGCCTGCCGGAACTCCGGGCGCACGCTCGGCGTGGGCCTCACGCGGTCAGGATCGCGGTCGTAGGTGGGCGCCTGGCGGCCGAAGCCCTTGCCGGGGCTCATGGGCTTGCGTCGGATCATTTCGTTCTCCTTGGGCGCGATCCGCGCGGCGGCGGTCGCTGCGGTGGCGGCGGCAGCAGCACCGGCACGCCAGGCACGGGCCGCACCTGGTCGGGCTCCGGCCGCCGGCACCAGTCAAGGCAACCGCGGCGATAGAAGCCCCAGGCTTCAGGGGTCGGGTAGTTGTGCCCCTCGGGCGCGCGGAAGTCCATCGCGTGCTCGCGCGTGCAGTTGTTGCGCGTGTCAGCCTCGCTGGTGCTGTGCCGGAAATGCACGCAGTCATCGCACCAGCGCTTGATCGGTCGCAGGTTCACCCGGCCATCGGCGCGGCGCTCCAGTTCGCGCACCAGGGCGCCCGTGCTGAACTGTTCCAGCTGGTTCGCTGGCCAGGGCTTCTTCACGTCCATCAGGTCACCAGCTGGTGGATGATTTCTTGGCGGGCGCGATCGCTCGCGTGAGGCCAGAGCTTCTTCTTCGCGTATTGCGATCGCAGGAATTCGCGCGATCGCTCGGCGTACTCCCTGAACTCGACCTCGCCGCAGTTCTCGTAGGCGGTAGACCGCGGCTTGGCCACGAGCTCGCCGCCCTCGTTCTCCCAGGTGACGTGACCGGCACCCGTTTTGAGCCAGTCGCGGAAGGTCTCGAACAGGGCGAACTCCTCCTGCGCCTTGTAGATTTCCGACTCCATGCGCATCTGCGCTCGATGCATCGGGCCCTGCCGCTCGACCTCGACGTAAATGGTCGCGACCTCGCCCATTTCGAGATTGGTGAGCACGCGGAAGAAGCGGCGCCAGTTGCGGCGATCGGGCTCGGCCAGGCCATCGGTGATGCCGAAGATGACGCGGAAGGCGGCGACGCGATCCTGCTCGGTGATGGCGCGTGGCTCCTTGCGCTCCAGGTCGATGCGCCTGGCGCGCTCGGGCGGGCGCTGCACGGCGAAGCCAGGCGAGTGCGGCTCGTGCGAGAGGCACACCCAGCCCTCGACCAGGCCGTAACCGCCCAGTACGTGCGTGACGGCGCGGCGGAGCTCGCGGCCCGTGTAGACGAGCTCGGCGCCCTCCTTCATGGCCTGGCCGCTGCTCTCGGTCTCGCGAAGCACCAGGATGTCGCCGGCCTTGTAGTCGCGATCGTTGAAGCGAATCTCGAAGGTCTTTTGGCCGCTCCAGGTCGCCTCGAACGTGAGGGGGTCTGTCTTCAGTTCATGCTCTTGCATCGGGCTCCCCTTCGCTCTTGGCTTGGTCGATCGCGTCGCGCAGACTCTTGGCATCGTTGTGCCATCCGGCCTTGTTGCGCCAGGACCAGCTACTCGGCGCGCCGCGGTAACCGGTCGCGTGGCCGACGCGATCGTGGTTCTTGTTGAGCCAGTCCAGGCGGTCGGTGTCCTGCCCCAGGTAGTTCGCATCCTTGAGGCCGCGGGCGTAGCCCTTCTCCTCCTCGCGTTTGAGCGCCATCTGGTGCTCGCCCTGCATGGCGTACATGCGTCGATCGGTGTCCGAGTCGTCCTGGTTGGCGCGGCTGACGCGCTCCTCCATTTCGCGGTACTGCTTCGCATCGATCTGGCACGCCGGCTGCTGGTACTCGCTCCATCCGAAGTGCTCGGCCGCGGCGGCTTCGTCGGTGAAGGTCTCACTGCAGTGGAAGCAGCGCCAGCACGGCGAGACGCCCTCCAGGGCGCTCTTTGCGGCCACATGCCACCTCGACCCCTTGCCCGCCTCGTCGCCGTCCTCCTGCATCTTCACCATGTCCTCCAGGCTCGCGCGGATCGCGGCATCAGGGAGCGGCGTCACCTCCTTGGACTCGCTGAGCTCCGCCTCGATCTTGTCGGCGAGGTCTTTGGCCAAGTCGATCGAGTCATTGCCGTACTGGTAACTGCGCAGTGCCGACAAAGCGGCCTGCATCAGGTTCGGCTTGTTCATGCTGCACCGCCCTTCGTGGTGGTGGCGAGGGCCATGATGGCGTCGGCAATTTCGGCGGGCGTGTCGGACTCTCCAACGTCCGCAAAGTCGTCTTGACTCATGGTGCCAACGCCCCACGCCGTCCACACCCGCGTGCAGTGGTAGGTGCCGCTCAGATGTTTCGCGATCAGGTCCACCAAGGCGTCGCGATCAAGCGCCGCCGCCTGCCCGCTCGCTGCTGGTGCTTCCTCGCGCGATGCGAGGGCGGTTTGGGTAGGGGTGTTCATTGCGGGGCGTCCTTGAGTTTGGAAATTTCTCCCTCAGCAGCGGCAACCAAGAGGCAGAACCACATGCGCTGCTTCCTGCTTTGCCAAGGCAACTTATCTGCCGGCTGTTCGTGAACGCCCAGCAATATCCACGATGGGTCGTCCTGCATTGCTGCTTCCGTGAACGTTGCAAATTCGCGGTCGTGGAAGCCTTGAGCTAGTTGAAGGGCGTTTCGCATCACGGCTTGTCCTCCTGCTCGCGCGCAGCGATAGCGGCTCCGGGTGCGGCGAGGGCTTCGATGCGCTCGATGTACTCATTGGCCTCGGAGAACACGCCTTGCGGCACATGGCCGTTGAAGTTTGCTTCGACAAGCCCTTCGAGCCAGTCTTTCAGGTCGGAAAGCAGACTGGGCGTCGTGTCGGGGTAGCCGAACTCGCCCAGCAGGGCGCCGAGCTTCTGATCAATGCAGGTCAGACACACGTAGCCGCCCATTGCGTCGATGCGCAGTGGCGTGTGCTTGTGCTCGCCGCATCCCGCACAGTTCGTCGCTTGCGTGCTGGCGTAGGTGTTCGCCACCGCCCCGTCTCGCCCTTGACCGGCAGCGCCATCCTTGGCGGCGAGGAATCGCACGCGGTCGCGGTATTGCATGACCGTGCGCGCATCTTTCTGGCTGGCGGGGCCCTTGACCAGCCCGTCTTCGATCATGCGCTGCAAGGCTTCCCAAACTCCGTCCGGTACTGCCTCCCCCTCGCTGCTCGCATGAGGGGCGGAGAGGGCGCTGGCCTGCGCCGCTTCCTGGGTGGTCTCGGCGTGGTCAGCCGGGCGCATGGCGCGCGCCGGCACTGCCCGGTTCTCCGCGTCGATGCAGTCAGCGCACCGGCATGGCTGTGCGTGGTTGTTCATGCCGCCTCCTCGGTCTGCGGATTCTCGGGGTTCGAGCCGGTCGCGAAGCGCGGGTCGTGGCCGGCGAACGGGAAGGGCGCGGCCACCAGGTCGAGGGCGGCATCCCACTCCTCGGGCGTCGCCTCGCGCGTGTCGCCGACCTCGGACGGGAGGGCCGCGGCTATCGCTGCCACGAACTTTTCGCCGCCGGACATCAGCCCGGTGCGCCAGGTCACGTAGCGCCTTGCGTCCTTGGCCATGCCGTTGACCAGCGCGCCATTGAGCATGTCCCACGCATCGCGGCGATCGAGCTCGGTCTGGCGGTACTCCTCGATGGTTTGGGGTTTGGCGGCAGCGATTCGGTCGTGCTCTCGCATGGCGGCCTCGACCGGCAAGCGAGCCGAGAGGCCCGTGCCGAAAGTGAAGATGCCGACCTTCGCCGGCGAGCCGAGCTTCGGCCAGGCATCGCGGGGCTCGGCTTCGAGCGTGGCCGCGGCCAGTTCGATCGCAGCTACTTCAGTACCGGTGAGGAGATTGGGGGAAGCGTTGCGCAGGAGGCGCAGCGCGGTCGCGGCTTGTCGGCGTTCCATGTAGTTTCCTTTGGCGTGGCGACGTGCCACGAATGGCATTGTGCCACGCCTGGCACGGCCAGGGAAACTACTTTGTCACGCCGGGCTCGAACTTGCGGCCGGCAATGATCGCGGCCGCATCCTCGATCGTCCTGGCCACGCCGGCGACGCCGCCGTGGCGCTGCACGTTCACGAGGAAGGCGATCTGGTCGGCGGACAGATGGCCGATGCGGGCCTTTGTCTCGATCACGATCATGCGGCCGTCACGCATCTGGCCCAGGAGGTCGGACAGCCCGGCGAATCCAAACTCAATCCATTGAGACTGTGTGCCGTCCTTGCGGATGAACTTGCCCGCGCCCACGTTGAATCGATGAATCCAGGCGACCTTGGGGTGGTAGTTGCAGAACTGCTCGATCGAGTTGCGCCTGGCGGTCTCACCAGGCTCTACGTGCGTCAGGCGGAAGGGGCGGGGCTTCGCGCTCATCGCACGAACTCGATCGCAGTGACGCCGCTGGTTCGCTTGCGCTGCTTGGCTTCGTACACATCGCGGGCGAAGGCGTTGAAGGCCTCGACGTAGTTCCTGGCCGACATCATCCGCATCATGGTCTCGTAGTCGTCGAGAAGGTTGAGCACCGGCTGGCGGTTCTTCTCGACCAGGTGGATGCACCCGTGCTCGCGGTAGTGGTCGGACACCTCACGCATGCAGCGCTCGGCCTCCGCGATCATCGGCTCGGCGTCATCGTTGAGCCAGTCCTTCTCGCGGCACTTGTCCACGAAGTTGATGCAGTTGGCCACGTCCTCCCAGTCAGCGATCGAGCCGCCGGCGTCGCTCACGAGGTTCGCGAAGTACGAGCGGATTTTCTGCACGTACTCGCGGATCGGCCTCTCCGGCATCGGCTCGGTGGTCGAGGCGAACATCACCGTCATCGGTGGGTACGGCGGCCTGAACTGGTGCGGTTTCTTCTTCACGGTAGCGGGTCCTCAAGCGGGGTGTTGTCGGTGGTCTGGAGCTTTCGCTGCGCGATGCCCTCCAGGATTTCGCGGCGAATCTGCGCCAGGCGCTCGACTTGATCGGGCGGGCACGGCGCGGGCTTGTGGACCTTCGCCGGCAGCGCGCGCTTCGGCGCCGTCACGTCAGCGCCCCAACCGTGATCCAGTTCGAGCTCAAGCGCCGCGGTCCAGCGCGTGCGGAAGCGCGTGAAGGGCTCGCCGCTGTTGAGCTCCTTGGTCATCCGCATCGCGGCCCTGAAGACGGCCGGGTGGGACCAGTCGCCCACCTCGCCGGCCTGGCGCTGCTCAAGGCAGGCCTGGGCCTCGTACCAGGCGAACTCAGGGTTCAGGCACGGCCGGCAGAGGAGCTTGAACGCCGGCAAGGTCATCTGCCACTCGAACGTCGAGGCGCGGTTCAGGCCGCGCTCAATCTCCTCGCCGCGGAAACCGTAGAGCGACACGGCCCACTCGGATTCCAGGTCGTCGAGGTTCGAGCCCTTGAACAGAGTGGCCAGCTTCCCGCCCTGCTGCGCGCCCAGGCGTCGGAAGATGCGCTGAACCCAGGCACGGGGCAGCGACGGCCTATTCGGCGCGTGGAGGTTTTGGCTCAACGTCCGAGACATCAGCGGGGTGTGGTCGTTGGGCTCTTGATCGTGTTCCATCGTTCTCTCCTGTCATGCGCGCGAAAAATTCCTCGCTGTGATTGCCGGCCGACCGGCTCTGCTTCAGCGCTTTGAAGCGCGCCTCGTCGTAATGGTTCGGCGCCGGCGGCGATCGCCAGGCCTTCGCGATCGTGTCCTTCAGTCGCTGCACCGGGTCGATCCCCTCGACCCGACATTTCAACAGGTTGTCCACAGCTTCTTCCGCGGCGCGCCAGGTGAACGGCCACGCTGTCGCCTTCGCGCGACGCAATTCAATGAATCCCGCCCAGAGGTCCGGCGGAATGAAGTCCGGGGAGGGGAAGTCGTACCCCCAACGGATGCCTCCGCCGGCGGCGGCCGCTGCGGTCGCGCTGTCGCCCTTCTTCGCCCTTTTGGCGGGGGCTGGTGCCGGGGCATCCCCGAAAAGGCCTCCAGCGCCCGATTTCTGGCCTTCCTGGGGCTTTCCGACCACTGGCGGAGGCGAAGCCGTAGCCTCGACCGGCGGCGGAGGCGCCGGGGGCGGGGGAGGCGGCGGCGCCGGAATAGGAGCGGGGGTAGGGGGTGTGGTTGTATTTGGGTTATGGGTTCTGGGTTCTGGGTGCTTCAAGGGGGGTT